CCCGCCCCCCCCCCCCCGCCGGCGCCCACCCCCGGGGGCCGGGGGAAAGGGAGAAACCTTTTGTAGTTGAAGGCGTAACGCTTTCCGTAACGGACGTAACGGACGCATCATCGCCATTAGCGTTACGAAGCGTTACTTCGTTACGGTTTGTTACGTTTAGTAACGCTCCGTGGTCGCTTTCGGCGGTGTTACTGAGTGACGGTCCGTTACGCTCGGCCATTTCATCATGTGTTACGGCCGTAACGCTTAGTAACGTTTCGTTACGCTTCTTCTCGCGGTCGCGAAAACGTTGCTGGCGGACGGCATTGGGTGATCGGTGATTCACGACAGCGGTCATCTCAACAGCCGCGCGCGCGACAAGGCCCGCAGCCTCGGCCGCGTCCATACCACCCGCTACGAGAGCGGCTATAAGCTCCCCTGTCGCGCTCATCAGTTGCCGTGCACCGCATCATAAATCTTCTGCGCACAACCCTCAGCATCGCGGAAGATGCGAGAACCGGTAAATCGCAGCGTTAGAAATCCATAATCGAGGGCTGCCTGGTCCTTCTTGGCGTCGTGGGCCTTTTGTGCCTCGGAGGAGTGAAAATCCCTGCCGTCGCATTCGACCAGCAAAGCCCCGTGGCGACGCGCACTCAAGATGGCCCAGTCGGACCTGTAGATTGACCAAGCGAACTGGGGGACCAGCAACAGGCCGTCCGGGGCATTCCTGACGTCGATGGCCTTGCATAGATGCAGTGGCACCCCTGCCCGCTCAAAGAACATGATGATGCAGGCGCCAAGCTGGGCCTCGATCGGGCTGTCTGTTGCTGGGCTAAGGTTGAGAATGAGGCGGACGCGATCCAACGCAGACGTAGCCGCCTCGCCGATCGTTACGGGGCGGAAATCCCCGCAGTCGGCCTCACTGCCGTGGATGAAGCGCCCCACAGTAGGCCCGGTGATAGCGTAACCATCGGCGTCAAGTCCATCCTCATATCTGGCGTGCTGGTCGCGCCTCATGCGTTCACCAACATTCCGAGGGCCAGTTTATAGGTATCAACGACAGCCTCAAAAGCCTCTCGTTTCTCGACATCCTCTTTGCGCTGCTTAATTATCGTTCGGAGGGCTTTTGGATCAAATCCATTCCCCTTTGCCTCCAGGTAAACGTCCCGCACGTCATCGCCGATGGTTTTGCGCTCCTCTTCCAGCCGTTCAATCCGCTCAATAATCGCCTTCAATTGCTCTTTCGCGAACGACGTAGACGGAGAGTCTGGCGCTACGCCTGTGTTGTGGCCGGTAGCTGGGGTCATGCGCGTCCCTCGCTCTGCATAAGGTTTTCCAGAACCTGTTTATTGCCGTACTCAAGATTCCGCGCGACCACTTCCATCGCCATTTCCGGCGGCGCGGTGCGTTGGTCCTGGAGCGCGACAAGTTTCCCAAGCATGTTGGATGCTACGGCGAGAAGCTCCAGAGATGTGAGTTTGTCTGCATGCTTGTTTACTAAGGCGCAAAGGTCTTGATATGCGACCTCATGCGCCGGGCTGGCCAATTTCAGGCTCATGTTCCTACCTTTGTTCCATCGTCCCAGACGAATTCGCCAGCAGCGCCGACGTGGAAATGCTTGCCGCAGCCAACACAAAAAGTTCCGCTGTAGAATTCGGGGTCACGGGCATATGTCTCGGCAATTACCACTCCCATTGTCGTGGCTGCCCCGCACTTCTCGTGCACGTAGGTGCGCCGCACGGGCCTGACGAAGCCGCGGGCGCGTTCGGCGTCGCTGAGGACGACATAACCCTTTTGTTGGCCGTTCGGCTTAATCTCACGATGATCTGGCGTGATGGGCGAGCCGTCGGCTAACATTCGCTGGCTGCGGTCTACTGCTGGAGCCGCACCAGCCGCTCGCGCCATAGCGTCAACTATTCCCTTGATACTCACGTCGCATCTCCATCTTCATTGATATAGGATCCGAATAGACGGTTGGGTGCGCGGGGCGCTTCAGCGAATTTGACGGGTATTCCGTCTATCCTGGTAATGCGTGACAGCAGCGCCAGTGGCACGAAGGGGCCTTCAAACATCTCGCCGATCACTGCCCTTTGCTGATCAAGGCTAGCGGAAAATTCAAATCGCTTCATGTCTCTACGGGGAGTGATGGGCATTAGGATTCCCCGCGATAGTGTGGCGATGGTGGCCCCTTAACTTCGATTATGTCTATTGGTCCGCCAGCAATATCATCGTCGAACACGCCAACCACGATGCGCCCGGTTAGCCACGCGAACGTGTCGAGATCGGTTCGATTGGCGTAGCACTTCGGTCCATCCGCAAACTGATGGTGTCCATGAACCACATGCTTGCCGCGATAGCCGACGTCAGCACCGTCTGGGTAAATATACCAGGCAAGTACTTGCTCAGGCTGCTCGGCAAGGGCGTAACTCTCGCTGACCCCGGCATGAACGTACACGCGATATGCGTCCTCGTAATAGCGAGGCAGCGACGCAATCCACTTCAGATGTTCTTGCGGGACTACGCCAAGGTGCACCTGGCCACGGGGCGGGTGACCGTAGGAAAGCAGAGTCGCTCCGCCACCGTTTCCAATCCACCAATCCGGGTCGAGCGGTTTCATCACCGTCTCGAACATGATGTCTTCGTGGTTGCCCTTCAGGCAAATAAGTTTTGAATCGCCGGACGAGCCCATCATGAGGGCTTCGATAATCTTACGGCTATCGGGGCCGCGGTCTATGTAGTCACCCAAGGTGACGACAGTGAATGGGCCGGTGGCGTGGTCGATAATGGCATCGAGCGCCGCATCGAGAAGGTCAAACCGGCCGTGCAGATCCGCAATTGCATATGTGAGGCTCACGCACCCCTCCCCTGCTCATACCGTGTGATGGTTGGCGTTTCATCGCTCGTAGCTTTGGCGAGGGCTTCAGCCAGAACTTCTTTCAGCCCATCGGACTCCTTGCGGAGTTTCAGTTCATTCTCGACGAGACGACAACGCGCCTCAGCGTTGCGGATCACATCTTCAATGCCGGGCCGATCGAGATTGTCACCGGCCGCGCCTTGGACACCGGCTTGACGGCTAGATTCCTTCTCCAGTTGCTCAACTGTCAGGCTAGCGAGATGGCCGGCAGGATAGAGCGGCGGATCCTCGTACCGGTCGTCCGCGTAGAGCCAACTATCGTCCGCGCCGCACCCATCGCAGTCATCCACATCGATGCGGCGGCCCTGGCAATGGCAAAACGTGGTATTCGACATTACGCTAGCCTCCGCGTCTCATACCGCGTCAACGGATAGGACTTCCTCGCATCATCACGCCATGAAGTCGCAGCTACGACATGATCCCGTTCTGTGAATGGAGCTACTGGTTTACCTAAACCGCTCCATTCGATAATGCGTGAGCCGGGTTCACTAGCTGGGGTCTCAGCGATTTTCCAACCGATGTCGAACCAGTCGACCGCGTCAGATTCTCGGATGAGATGGAGGATGGGGTCTTTTGTCATTCGGCCGCTCCAAGAGTTGCGAACAGCGAGTCTGCATCGGCAGCAGTCACCTCAGCTAGCGACGCCAGCCGATGCTCATTGCATCTATTAGCAACCAGCTCCTCATCATCGAATAGATGTGTTGAGCAAGTCCGACAGCGTGGCCAGTCTCTGGCTCCATGGATTGTGGGTGTCATGCGGACACCGAGGGGCGTTGTATTCTTCTGCAACACCAAAGTGCCCAGCAGTAATTAACCGCAAGCATTATGAAATCAAACACAAAGAGAGACGGAACCGCGTTATGCCGATAATAGGTGCTCATGAAATTGAACATTGAGACCGCGCCGCAAACGAAAAATACCGCGCCGCTCCATGCAATTTCTTCACGACGGGTCATCACGTAGTCCTCCGCGCGTGAAAAAGGCCGGATGCATAGATGGGATATTGATGGAGATGCTTCCCTGGGTCTGTAACGCACGGCCGCACGGTCCCGGTTCGCTCAATGACGCCGTCCCGGATAGCTCGCATCCAAACAGCGCCCCAACTATTGGGGCTCGATGGCCTCACCCTGCAATGCTGTAAAATATCGTCGACATGGACGGTAGCCTGCCGCCGCGCGACATGACAGATCGCGGCATATGCTGTTTCCGCGAAGTCGGGATTAACCAACGTCTCTGCGAATTCGGCTTCTATCATGCCCGCGTCGCGGGCGGCTTGTGCCGTGCTGTAGTCATCAAAACTAAGCTGCGCTGCTTCCGTCATCCCTGCACCTGCTTCATGGGGGACCGCATGGTGGCACGAAACGACGAAGTTGCATCACGAGCTTTTCGGGTCGGATAGACGTGATACTCGATTGTAGACTCGTCCTTATCCAAGGTCATAGCGATGCGGTTGAGCGATAGCCCGCGGTTCCGCAAAGCCAGGATTGCCGCGCGGCGTGCAGTGACGATGCGAGCGAACCGGCGCGGGCCCTTCATCTCGTCCACGGATACGCCGTGTTCGATTGAGACGGCGCGGAGGATTTCTTTGATCGTCACGTAACCTCCATCGCCGCCGTGTTCTGCGCGGCCTGGGCGAGCATCGCCATAAGTTGGGTCTTTGTCAGATTGCGGCGGCCCGGCAATTGGTTTCGATAGACTGGGCTGGTCTTCGGAGTGCCGGCGGTAGCCCTTGGCTTGGTGGCGGCTAGTTGCCTCTTTAGCGCATGGCGCGCACTGTCATTTTCGCGCTTGCGGATGAGTGACACCGCTCGCTGCTCTGGCGTAAGTCGCCTGTAGGCCGCGCGGTTGCGGCTTCGGTTTGCCGAAGCTCTGGCCTCGATGATGTGAGGTGCCGGCGAATTACCGGGACGCGGCATTCCGAGGCGCCAACTTTTGCCGATAATCTGGTTTGGGGTCATGCCGAGAATGTCTGCGGCCTCAGAGCATGTGGCGCCATCAAGAAGTAACTGCCGAAGCTTCTCCTCTTTTGCGTCATTCCAACTCTGCGAAGCGCGAGATGGGAGCCCAAAGCGCTTGGCTGCCTCGGAGACTTGCTTAAGGGTCAATTCGCCAAGCACGGCGGCGATGACCCGGCAAGTCCGCCCCTCGATCCAGAGCCTCGTCAGTATCTCTATTCGCTCAGGCGTCCACTCCGCGGTCACCCGCGCACGTAGACCGAACCGCCGCGCCGCCGCGTGTACAGAGCGGGGCGCGAGTCCGAATGTCTCGCCGATCTCTTCTCGCTTCGTTCCGGCATTCCAGAGGCTAGCGAATTCTTCCTTGCGGGCGTTGCTCCACTTAGAATTCATCGGTCGACTCCAGTCCCGCACGAAGGCGAGCGATGTCTTCCGCTAGTTTGGGGTCATTCTCGGCGTAGACCGGGATCGCGCGCACGGCGTGCAAAATGGTTGTATGGTCGCGATCAAAGACGCGGCCAATTTCCGGCAGCGAAGCCAAGGTTAGTTCCTTCGCCAAATAGATAGCAACCTGCCGAGGGCGGATGACTCCCTTGGTCTTTCTTCGGGAGAGCATGTCCGTCAGGCTGAGTTTATAATGATCGCAGACGGCGCGGATAATGGTCCGGACCAACGCACGGCGATTTTTCTTGAACTGAATTCCAAAGGCCTGCCCCCACTCATAAGAGGGATCGGCCACGAGAAGTGGCATGACAGGCAAATCGCATGGCGCCTGGACAATTTGAGGCTGTTCGGACTTTAACGCCCGAAATCTAAGCGTCGCCTGACGCAGCGTCTCCATTTACCTGCCCTCTTTTACAAAGACCCGTTCCCGTACTAGACGGGGTGATGACTGGGGTGGTGTTAGGCGACGTCGAGACGATTTTCGTTCGGCAGGGATTCGCGGAGCGCGTCCCACGCCTTCTGCCGGCGGTACCAGCCGTGACGCAGTTTTGCGGCCTCGGTTGGCTGCTGGACGCGGTCGGGATAGCGTCGGGCCCAACGCCTAAGCTTCTTGAAGCTGGAGCCGCGATCGACGATGAGGCGCGCACGGTCGAAACCTTGGACCGTCTCGCCGTTCGGCGCCGGGCCCTTCTTGTTCTTGCCGCGCTGGCGTCGGTATTCGTTTGAGATTGTCGGCTCGTCGGGCCGGATGACGATATTGCGGGACGGCCAGGGAATCATAATGAGGCTGGCTGCCGCCATCGCGGCGAGCGATCTGCCGATCGACATGCGTCTCATCTGAATTCCTTTTGATGCGTAGAAGAATTGATGACGGCCGCTACAGCATCGGTCGGAGCGTTCCCGAGGCAGCAGCGACCGTCTATTTCGGAGGGCGTCTCAAAAGCCTGCAATGAACCGCCGCCCGAAATTGAATTAGATTTGATGCTCGTCATGACCATCGCGCTCACTTTGGGCAGCCGCCATAGTTGAACGCGTTGCTAAACTTATCCTTCGCGACGATCGCGAGTCCGGCTTTATCAAGCGCCTCATGAACGGCGCGCAAAGCAAACTTGTCTGGATATAGTTCATAGAATGCGTCACGGAATTTTGCTTCCATGCTGGGCTCATCAAGTTTGAGCATTCCGAGGCCGACACAAATATCAATGAAGCGGTCCCCGTCCATTCGGAGGTGACGCGCGCCTTCTTCGCTTGCCGTCGTGTAGCAATTGCAGAAAACGCTGATTGCCTCGTCCCGAGTCATATCCTGCTCCTCGCCGACGGAAGGGCGAACAGCAAAACAACAAGAGCATATGCCGCGATGGCGGCGACACCGAAAGCCGCGCCGGCCAGGAGCGCGAACAGCTTCAGCGAACCACTAACAACGGCGATGAGGAAAAGAGCGAGGTCCATGGCTCTACCGTCCGGTCATGACGCGGCGCGCGGCGCGGCGGATGTGAATCACCTTCTCCTCAACGTCGGCGGCGGCTTCGTCGATCTTGCGAGCCTCTGCGATTGTTACGATGCCGTCCGCATCCGCTTCGATAGCAGCACAGACGAGTTGACCGGACTCAAGCGCGACACGTCCGGCAATGGTCGAGAGATCGTTCGACGAAGCCGCGGCAGCGCCGCGAGTCGTGACTTCAAGTCCGCAAAGATCGGCCCACGCGCGGAGAATGATGTGGTCGCCCGCGAGTTGGTCTAGCGACACACAAACATCGATCGGGGCGAAATATTGATGCTCTGGATTGCCGTAATGGCTGAGGCGCGAAGCATCGACGCGAATGGATTTCGCTACTGCGTTCGGGCCACCAGCAATCTTCACCGCGCGACGAACCGCGGCTTTCAGCGCGTATTCAGAGTCCGTCATCTGATGGTTAATCATGCCGCAGTTCCCACAATGTTCGGTTTTTGAATTGAAATGACGCGCCTCGCTCGTTCGGGCTTCATGAACCCGTTGAACGAGGATGCTGAAAATGAGTGATGACCAGAATTCAAACGGCAGCGGCGAGAACGAACGTCAAGCCGAGTACGTGAAGCGAGCGCGCGAGGAGGAGCGACGCAAGGCCGACGGCTCCTGGCACAAGATGACGATGCGTTTGCGTGCGTTGCTTGCGAGTCTCTGGCGCTCTCGTCGAACGTTGTTTGAAAAAGAATGACGCCAGCCGCGACCGAGAGGGGGATTGCATATGCGGCTGGCGTCAGTTTGCCCGACTGAGGAAGGGAGGAATCGTCGTCGGGAGGGGAATTCTTGATGCTACGAAAGTCGAATCTCAGTTCCGATGTCGGAACTTTTCGCGAAAATTGTACGGACGCAACGCGGGAACGAATGTTTGGACAGTTGCTAAGTATGTCTGTCGGGTTCCCAGCAGATGTGATTTGATGACCCCTCCGCAAAGAGAGCGAGGGGCTCCGGAAATGAGGGAAGCAAATATAAAAAAACGGCGAACGCTGGAATGTTTTTGTACCGGCGCGCGAAAAGTAGAACCGGTTGGAGGAGACTGTGTCCGGATCTACCTCAGCATTGAGCGTAATGGAGTTTGGGAGGACAAGGTTGAGATCGTAATGCCGATCGCGTCCGTGCTGTCGAGCTCCAAGTTTGTGGTTGAGGCGACGACCGAGATTTTTAATGAGAGCCAACTCGGGTTCGAGTCGGTCGAGACCAAGATAAGGCATTAGACCGCCCCCTGATCTTCAGGGACATCGAAGACCGACGGAGGCTTCATGAAGTCGGCCTCCGTCATTTCGATCCCGGATGCCCGGGCGTGGTCCAAAAGTTTCAAGGCCTCGGCGTGAGGAATTACGCCGCCAGTGCCGCCGCGGCTCGCCGGGTAGGTCCAGCGATAGACGCGAGAAATATGCTTGCCGGTGACCCGCGCTGCGGCTTCTACGCCGATGCGGTCTAGGATCGATTTGGCCGGCTCCATGTGCATAGTCGGCATTTTTGCGATAATCGCGACTTGCCGTCAAGGTATTTTTGCGATTATCGCGGTATTATTCTTTGCGGTTTTCGCGAATAGTAGAGTTATGAGTAACTTACGGGACGAACAGAGACGCTGGCTCGCAAAGGAGTTGGCGCCGCTAGGGCGCGGCGGCAGTAAGGCGCTTGCTGAACACCTCGGGGTTCGGCAAGACGCCATTACGCGCATGGTTCATGCTCGCCCAGGGAAGGAAAGCAGATCCATCCGCGTCGCGGAACTTGTGGAGATGGCCCGCTTCTTTAAATCGGACCCGCCAGGGCTTCACATTCCGGCGGCAAGGGAAAGATCGCCCGCCGAAGCCCGCCGACAGCCGCCACGAATAACGCTGGTGCCCTTGCTGGACACCGTTACGGCGGGCAAGTTGTCCGAGCCGATGTCCCAGATACCGGTCGACCAAGTCCCCCTGCTGGCTTTCGCGGACTTGGGCCGGGGCGACTTCTTCGCCTTGAAGGTGGAGGGCGACTCCATGGACCGGATATCGCCCGACGGCTCGATAATTGTAGTGAACCGGGCAGATAGGGCGCCCGTAGACAGGGCCTACTACGTGTTCTCCTACCGCGGGGAAACGACCTTCAAGATGTGGAGGGCAGACGAGCCGGCGCACCTGGCGCCCTACTCCACCAACCCGATTCACCAGCCGATGTTCTTCAAACGAAAGCGCGATTTGGAAGTGATTGGACGAGTAAAAAGGACCGTCTTGGACCTTTAAAACACGGCGGAGGCCGTCAATGAGGATTTCATCATTTATTGCGATATCGATTTTTGCTTGTAACTCAGCCCTGGCTGAGGATTTCCCGCCGAAAGACCAGATACTAAGCCAGATACGAGTCAGTCTTACCGGGCTGATCGTCCTGAGGTGGGAGGACCGGCCGCCGCCCATAATGTTGCCGACGGTGTCGACGACCACGTCTACCTATTCACGGGGATTTTCCCAATCCAACACCGTGACGACGCCGATCGAGCCCGTCCAGCAACCGACTACTCAAGAGCTTAAGATCTACAATAACAGCATCTACGACATCAAAGACCTGACGGTCGAGTGTGCCTATTTGGCCGAAAGCGGAACCCCACTCATCAGCAAAGCCCAGATAATCCCAAGCGTCTTCCGGGCCGGAGGTAAGCGGCTCGCGGTCCTGATGGACGTCCCGGTCGCGCCCGGCGCGCAGTCGGTAAAGTGCACGGCTCGAGATTTCGAGTATATGGCGATGGGCGTCTTTCCTCGCTTGGACAGTAGTGCGGTAGCGAGGCGCGGCGGCAACCGCAGCAGCGGGCCATGGATCTCCGACGTGAAGACGGAGCCGGGCGTCAAAATCACCGACGGCTTCGGTAATCCCCTCAGGAAATACGACTACTAACCCCCACTAACCGGCCTAACGGGCAGATGGGAAACAATTCCCATCGCGCCGCCGCGCGATTATTTTTGCGAATGTCGCGAGTTGATTATTGACTTCTTTGCGATTATCGCGAATATCTCCCCACACACCCAGTCACTGACTGTCGGGTGGTTCTTGTAGGGAGGGCGGATAGTGCGCGCAGCAAACTTCGGCGAGGCATTGACGGCAGCCGGCTTCAATCCCTTTGAGCACCAGCTCACGACTGTGCTGGCGAACTATTTCAAATCAGGCGGGACAGAGGATCGACTGAAAGAGTTGATTGATCTCGCCAAGAAGATGTCGGGTGACGGCCACGCAGGAGCCGCCCTTATCAAGGGCCCTATGCTGACTGCTGTTGCCCGGCAGACTGTTGAAGGTGCGCGCGGCCAAAGTGAGCCTGCTGGAATGAGCCCTTTTGGGAATGCCTCGCCACCTTCTTCTAATCGCCACCACGTCTCCGCAAGAGAGCCCACCAAATCGCAGCGTGCCGCGACCCTAACAGCGGCGAAAGCGGCTGCGCAGACCATCATGGACACACTGAAGGTCGACGGCCGCGCCATTGGCGATTGGACCGTCGCCGAAGCGAGGCGCGCCAGCGCGAATAAGCGGCGGGAGAGTTTCATCCTGAGAGAGGCTGTGCGCGTCGTAGCCAATGCCGACCCGTCGGCCAAGCTGCGCGATGTCGTGAAAATCCGAGAGATGAAGCGCATCCACGAACGGGCGATGGAGTTGCGAAATGCAGCCTGAGACCGTCGACCAGATTCGCGCGTGGCATCGCAAGCGTTGTTTCGCCATGGAGACCCGGAAACGCGCCGATCTTTCACTTGGCTCGTCGCTTCGATCGTGGCTGGGCTGGCGCAAGGATTTGCCAGACGTTGACCGCGCCCGCATTGCCGAACAGGCGAAACTTCTGATCGACTGTGGCGAGAAGGTCGCCAAGGGCAAGCTGCACAATCTCAGCGACACCGAGAAATTCAAGGAATTCGAGGTAATCATCCTGGTTGCCATCAGGTCGCGGGCTCCGACCGACGAATTCGAGAAAATCGCCTCCAAGGAAATGGAGAGGCTGGCGAAGTCGCTGCCGGTCTGGGCTGAGTTCGGCGAACAGATTCGCGGTTTTGGGGCCGGCTCGCTCGCCGTCATTATTGGCGAAGCTGGCGACCTGTCGAACTACTCGACGCATTCCAAGCTTTGGAAGCGCATGGGCCTCGCGGTGATGGATGGCGTGCGCCAAGGTGGACTCAAGAAAACGTCCGGCAAAGACCTCTGGATTGAACACGGCTATAGCCCCGTCCGCCGGTCGCGGATGTGGAACATCGGCGATACGCTGATGAGGGGCAACAAAGACGGTCGTTACCGCTCCGCGTATCTGGCTCGCAAGCAATACGAACGAGAGCGCGCCGATGCCGCCGGGCTAGTTGTTGCGCCGTCAGCAAAGATCCCGGCGAAACGCAAAGACGAATTCATGTCGGACGGACACGTCCATCTGCGTGCGCAACGGTACATGGAAAAGCGCCTTCTGCGAGATTTGTGGAAGGCGTGGCGGCGGGCCGGGGTAGCCTTGGCTGAAAAGCCCGATGCGACAGTGCCTGCCGACGAATTTAAGAAAGCGGCGTGAGCCGCGCGAGAGGCCATGGTCAGAATGGTCTCGTTTGACCCTGGCTCCGATTGCCTCTCGACCAATTAGGAGACGCGCAATGCGAACATCAGAACTCGACTCCGACCGCCAGCAGATAGCGCGCCTATCGCAGCCTGTCTGCCTCAAGACAGTTGAGAAATGCCTCTCTGTCGCGACGAAGATCTACAAGTCCACGCACGACGAGGGACAGAAATACATCCTTCGCAAGGTCATTGCTGAGATTGCAGTTGTTCATACAGCGGCGCGGAGGGCGTGATGGGACACCTTCGCAACGAATGCATCATTGTCAGTAGCTGGGATGCCGCGCATGCGCTGACGGCGCACGAAGCCGCGACGGCGATCTTTAATCCCGCCGGCATGGGCGCGCTCGTCAGTGGCCTGACGCATCACGCGATAAATGGTGGTGCCGCGTTCTTTATCGCCCCAGACGGATCGAAAGAAGGATGGGCCGACTCCGACAAGGGAGAGTCCGCGCGGAACGAATTCATCGAATTCCTGCGTGAGGAAAAGAGGCTGTATCTCGATTGGTCGCTAGTCCTGATCGGTGGCGATGATGGCGAGTACCGAGTCCTGCAGTCGCCGAACGACCGGCCGGAGGAGGTGTGATGGCCTATCCCCACCTCCGCGACCGCCCGGTCTATCAAACCTGCATCGCAGTCGTGCTGCACGACGAGACGGACTCTCGGCTGCGAGTCTCGACTGACGGGCTCGTGGCAAATTCGAAATGGCTCCCGAAGCACCGGAAGATAGACGCAGCGCCGATTGCCAAGGTTAACTTGATTTCAAAACGCTCGGACTTCGTCACCATCACGTTGCCGACTTGGCTTGCTGCGAAAGAAGGACTCGTCGTCGCGAACGCAGTTGCGCGGCTTGATGCATCGGTCTGGCCTCCCGTCACCGTGATTACGCAGCCGTTGACCGCAGCTAGGGAATGGACTCCCGAGGATCACGCAGCCTGGCGCGACTGCCGGCTGTTTGCGGAGGCGATCCGGGACGACTTGAACGGTAAGCCGAAAGCTAGATCGGCAAGCGACTGGGGAAATGCACGGGTGTTCGCATGACCTTGCATCAACTTCTTCATTATAGGCGCGATCTACATCCGACGCCGCTACTCCCGGATAATCCCGAAGATATCGTTCGGCGCATGGCCGATGCACTCTACGCATCTCGCATCGATCCATCAGACGAGCCGGAAACAATCTTCCTGCTCCTCTACTCGCTCAACATCTACCACTGGACGGTTATCAGCGAGAACTTCGAATCGATTTTGTATGAAGTTGGTCAACGCTACATCGCCGACGAAATGTCACGGCAGGAGACGGCCTGATGTGCATCTTCGCGGGAGTCGGGCTGCTGGCTATCGGATTTCTGGCGTGGGCTCTAATCGTCTATTGCCGCGAACTCGCTCACCTCAACATTATGACGGAGGAATAGGCCGTGGTTAGCGCCATCGTTTCAGTCTGCGGAATCACCGCGGTTGTGATTGCAATCGGCCTGTTCGCTTATTTCATCGAAATTGAAGGCGACAAGCCCGGCGATTTCGGCCCCGTTGAGAACGGCCCATTCGAAGAACCGGAGCGCGTGAAGCGATGAGCCTCCGACAGCGCCAGCCCAGGATTCGAGACGAGGCACACCTCGCATACGTCAGGTCGCTTCCGTGCACGGCGTGCGGGCAACATGCGCCCTCCGAGGCCGCGCATCTCCGCATCGGTAGTCTGGCGCATGGCAAGTCAGAGACGGGCATGCAGCAAAGGCCGGACGATCGATGGAGCAACCCACTTTGCCCGGAGCATCACAGGACCGGAAAATTCGCCCAACACAAAGTCGGCGAACTCGACTTCTGGGTTTGGGTGGGAATCGACCCGTTCGGCAACGCAACCAAGCTTTGGGTGGAGTCCGGCGGGATGGCCAGGGCTAGTGAAATCCAGCCGGTCAAGAAGCCCCGCAAGGTCAAGGCCCGCAAGCCTGCGGAGCGTCGAGCGAAGATCGCGGCCCCTCGCCGTTCCATTCCCGGTCGGCGCTTCGACGGAACGCCAACTCCAAGCCGATCGATCGCCTAACCCCCACCCCTTCTCGCGGGGGATTTGCAGGGCTTACTGTTTTTGACCTTTTCGGAGTGAATGAGATGTCCGGCAATCTTTCTGATCTGATTGAGCGAGTTGAGGCGGGCCAGGTCAAGGCGCTGTCGATCAAGCAGCCCTACCCGCATCACATTTTCCATGACGGCAAGGATGTGGAAAATCGTGATTGGCCAACGCGCTTTCGTGGCTGGGTGATCGTGCACGCGGGCGTGTCAAAGACCGAGCTTGATATGAGTGATCCGAACGAGGCCGCGATGCCGCGCGGTGGGGTTGTCGGGATGATGCGCATCACCGACTGCGTCGACAAAATGGAAAGCAGCTGGTTTTACGGCAAATACGGCTTTGTCATCGGCGAAGCGTTCCCCCTGCCGTTGGTCATATGTCGCGGCGCTCTCGGATTCTTCTCGCTGCTGCCAGAAACCAACATGGCAGTCGCCGCCGAACTGAAAGCCAGGGCCCACACCCCCGCCCGCTGACCCACCAATTGTGCCAATGAGAGGAATGATTTTTATGCTAGCCCAATCGTTCAAGACCGCTGATGAACTTGGACTTTCTGATGCGCAAAAGGGCGCACTGATGAAGGTGTTGGTGCTGTTGGAAACGGGGCGCTTGCAGCATCGCGAAATGATCGGGGATGCCGATAGCGCAGATGAGCCGACGTTCTGCGAGAATTTCAACATGCGTTGGTGGACCGCGGATCATCCGTGCGGGACCGTGGCTTGCATTGGCGGAACAGCCGAACTCGTCGGCAACGTCAAGTTTGACGGATGGATCATGAACGCCGGACTTATGGGCCTTTTTTGGCCACGGCCGATGACCGAAACTCAGATATGCAAAATCACCCCAGCCCAAGCCGCCATCGCTCTCCGCTCCTACCTGACGACGGGCAATGCTCACTGGGAGCTGGCAGTCGCATGAACGACACATCCTCACAGAGGCAGGCGGGCGTTTCCGCATTTCTCACAGAAGATGAGGTTCTCGCCGCTTACGCCGAACACGGTCACCTGAACTGGCACATGGTCAAGAAGGGCATGGGACCGAATTGGCCTGAGCATTGGGAAAAGCTCGGTCTTGGTGAAGGCATTTTCTCACCAGACGAGGCGCGGCCATGAGGCAAGCAATCGCTTCCTGCCTGCCGTGGCTCCTGTCCGCCGTCACCATTTGGATGACGTTGCTCGCCGGCAATAAGCACCCGCGTGTTTGGCTCGTAGGGCTCTGCAATCAATTCCTTTGGCTGATCTGGATCGTCATCAGCGGCGCATGGGGATTGCTGCCGATGAATATCGCCCTTTGGATTGTTTACAGCCGCAACCATCTAAAATGGAGCCGGACATCATGACCCCAAACGTGGAATTGGCGGTTAAATTACAGCGCCTTGCTTGCGCTGAGAACGAAAAAGAGTTTTTCGATTGCGTGGCCGACAATATTACCGCGATTTGCATTGCGTTGAATGAGAGTTCGTCTGAAACCAGTCAGAAAATTATAGATGATAACGAGCGGCTGCGTTCGGCGCTAAAGTTGATCTGGGCAGAAGTTGTCGCAAGCGACAACGCCAAGTCTACCGACTTTGGCTGGCCTAAAGCGTGCGCCGCGGTGCGCGAAGCGCTGGCCCACCCGTTTAGACGACAAGCTCTCTCCAACGATGAGTATCTCCGCCGGTTTCGAAGCCAGCCCGACAATGGTGTGATGGGTGTAACAGAGGCGGCGCCGGAAGAAGCCGCCGCCACCCGGGATCGTGTGGAGGCGCTGGAGAAGGCGCTGTCAGCAGCGGCCGGGTATCTTCTCAACGCCAAAATCGATTTGGAAACGGGCGCTCCGAAGCGAACGGCAATCCAAACAATCGAAGGCGGATTGAAGATTGTGACGGCCGTCCTTGGTGCGGCAGAACAGAGGGGTGGGAAGTGAGCACGAAGCGAATTTACACCTGCAATCTTTGCGGAAACGAAACCCGCGAAGGTGAAGGCGTTGGCGTGAAATGGACGAGCGGCACGAAGTTCACATTCACGGTGCCATCGAATGCCGAAAGCCATCTTTGCCAGCGATGCGTTGATGCCACCTGCGCTGCCGTAAAAGACTTGCAGAACATCGACAAAATCAGAGGCGCCATAGACGGATGCATCCCCCTTGGATCAGCACAATCGGGCGGAGGGGTGTAGGCCATGGGCGAGAACAGCAAGATCGAATGGACCGACCACACCTTTAATCCGTGGATGGGTTGCACGAAGGTGAGCCCGGCCTGCGACGGCTGTTACGCCGAAGCAATGATGGATCTGCGCTATGGCAAGGTGAAGTGGGGGCCTCATGGCGAGCGTGTCCGTACCGCGCCGTCGAACTGGAAGCAGCCAATCCGCTGGAACAAGGAAGCTGCAGCCGCTGGCACCATGCCGCGCGTGTTCTGCGCCAGCCTCGCCGACGTGTTCGACAATCAAGTTCCGCCGGCATGGCGGGAGGACCTTTTCGAGCTGATCCGTGTCACGCCGAACCTGATGTGGCTGCTGCTGACGAAGCGGCCACAAAATATCGTCAAGATGGTCCATGCGTCTGGGGCGATCGCCGGCAACGGCACGCGCTACACGCCGAGCAATTGTGCGTTCGGAACGACGATCGAAGATCAGCAGCGAGCAGACCTCAATGTGCGCGAACTGCTGGAGGCGAAGTACCATTGCGGCCCGGCTTTCGTTTTCGTGTCGTGCGAACCTTTGCTCGGCCCCATCGACCTCAGGCGCATCTGCCTTCAACCGCAGGTACCAGGATCGATCCGCGCCGGCATTCATCTGGATGCCCTCGGCGGGCGATATTGTGAGAGTGGTATCCGCTACACCGGGCCGTGGGATGTTCGCGGCCCGGCGCCTTCAGCAGACGCCCCCGCTGTTCGCCTCGACTGGGTGATTGCCGGCGGCGAGACGGACCAGGGTCAGCATAAGGCCCGGCCCGCGCACCCGGATTGGATTCGGTCGTTGCGCGACCAGTGCGCCGAGACCGGAACGGCGTTTCATTTCAAGCAATGGGGCGAATGGGCCGACACAGAAGATTGGCCGAGCGAGATGCAAGAGCACCTCGAACTGATCAACTGCGCCGATGGCAATAACGTTCGTGTTGGCAAGAAACGGGCCGGCCGCCTTCTTGATGGCGTCGAGCACAACGGATTCCCCACGGTGCAGCCATGATGCCGCGCGACACCGACCCTCTAACCGACCACTGGATCGCCCGGCAACTGCGCAGGGCTGAGAGTTCTGACGGCGCCGTTGAATGCAGAAACGGAGCGAGCGTCGCGGGTCGGACGGCAAGCCCCAGGGGGCCGTCGCGTTGCAAGGAAAACCGACACACGGGTGAGCCCGGAGGGTGGCGGAATGCTGACTGCGGAGCGCTCACGCCGAGCAGAGGCTGCAACGAATACCGATCCTCGCAGGAAGTAGCGCCCTGCCCGTCAGAAACCGAAGTCGATAACTTGTGCCTTTTGGCGGTCGTGTCCGCCGCAATGAAGGAGGGGTGACAGTGACGATCTACCAGAGGGTCACGGATATCGCTTACGTCGGTGCATGCCGATATACGGGCTATGTCGCCAAATCATTGAAGCTCCACCTTGCATGCGGCCACGAGCAATACCGAAAGGCCAGCCAGGGCGTCCCGTTGAAAGCAAAATGCCGGGACTGCGAACGCACCCCCTCCTCCGTCCGCTCCTACAGAAGGTGACAGGTGATGGCCCTTCATGAGCAATGCGTTGGAGCAACTGACGAGTGGTATACGCCAGCCATTGTGTTCGACGCGCTCGGTTGCCAGTTCGATCTTGATGTCGCAGCACCTTGCGAAAGGATGCATGTCCCAACCAAGTGCTGGCTGACGGTACATGACGACGGTCTTAAATATGCACCCTTTTGGCACGGCTTCATTTGGATGAACGCGCCATTTGGCGCCCGCAACGGTCTCGTGCCGTGGCTTGAAAAGTTTTTCGCGCATGGTGACGGGATCGCTTTGACGCCAGATCGCACATCGGCGCCGTGGTGGCAGAAATACGCACGTCGTGCCGACCTGCTTCTATTCGTTTCGCCAAAGCTGAAATTTGTCGGCGCTGATGGCCAGCCGGGAAATTCCCCCGCGCAAGGCACTTCGCTCATGGCGGCTGGCAGTCAGGCTGTTGAAGCCCTGCTGCGCGCAGAAGCTCGCGGCCTTGGAACAACGATGCTGCCCCGCAATTCGAAGGACCCCCACCATGACCGATAGCGCACGCGACTGGCAACCGATCTCTTTGGCGCCCGACAACGAGACTGTCTGGACGAAGATCGATGACGAGCACGGCGAGCGGAATGTTGCGAAGCTCACTCGCAAGGGACGGCTCTGGTACACGTCGCCCGATCCGGACAAGGGCATGTACGTCTATTACACTCCAACCCATTGGGCGCGACCATGACCGAATTCGCCAAGTATCGCCGAACGCAAATCGCCGAGATGACGCCGTGGCTACCCGGCCTCGATATGACGCGCGTCAGCGTTTCGTTGCCGGATGGCGAAGACGGCTCTCCGAAGGCCGGTGACATGATCGCGCGCAATCCCAAAAACCATGCCGACATGTGGTTGGTCGCCGCGAAATATTTCGCTGACAATTTCGAGGCAATGCCTGCCACCCCCACCGCGTCTCGTGTGCAAGAGAGGGAGGGGCCGTGATCCTTGCAGAACTGCCGCGCTTGCATAAAGCACTTGACCTTCTTGGGCTCGATAACGGGGCCGACGTAATCCCAAAGGCGGTTATTCCGGAAACGTGGGTAGCTCGTGCGCTCCAGGCTGAGGATGAGTTGTTGCATCTGACGCCCGAGGAAGTCGAGACGCTCGTCATGGGCGAGCATGATGACATGGCGGTCATTGCGAAACGCGCGCCGGCCGCAGACGACCTGATCGCCGAAGCATTCGATGGCGAACTGTCGGACAGGTTCATGAATCCTTGGCGTGGCATCCACGACGCGCGAGATGCCGAACTTCGACACGGAGCAAAACCATGACCACCCACCCCCAGAACGCCGCGCCGTCGACCTTCCCGATCGCTTTCTTCGATGGATCAATCGCGCCAGAAGTGAAGCGCGGTCACTACGACGATTTTGTCATCACGATCGAGAACGACAAGGGGAGGCGGTCCACCTACGCGGCCTACTATCTCAACGCCTACCCGCTCGATTACGGCGACGACTGCAAGTGCACCACCGATAAAGACCATGACGATGGCTGCCCGACAACCGGCTGGTTCTACGATGAAAGCAATTTCGAGTACGAGCATTGCTACCATGCAGTGAACGGCAAGGTCATTACCTGGGCGAAGATACCAACGAGCGATGAAGTGGCCACCGCCCTAACAGCGCCAGAGACGGCGCGCGGGCCGACCCCATGGTGTTTCGACATGGAGGCTGCACCTAAGTGCCGCAACATTCTCGTCGTCGATTGTGAAGTCGTTTCGGAAGCCTACTATGACGATGACGACGGCAATTGGTGGCTTGCCCAAACTGGCCCGCACGACTTCGACGCATGCCGGCCGATCTATCCGACAGCGTGGATGGAGAAGCCGGCACCACCACCCCGCCCGGTGGAGGGCTGAGGGCATGGCACCGAAGGTCATGATCAATTTGCGAGCGAAGCGGAAAGACGTCGAGTTCATCGATCAGGCCGCCGGTCTGCGCGGTCAATCGAGATCGGCGTTCATTCGAGAGGCTGCTGAGAAAGAGGCCATCAAGATTATGAGCCGTGCAGCCATCGACGCGGCACGAAAGGCCAAGCCATGACCGCCCCAGACGCGAAGGAGATGGATCTGGTGGGGCGACTGCGTGAGAAGCGCGGCATTCTGGATAACAAGTGGCCCGGTCCATCTTCGCTTGAACTTGAGGCCGCCGCAGAGATCGAGCGGCTGACGTCCCGAGCGCGGGATGTGCGGGCGCAAACGGTGGAGGAGTGTGCGAAGTGGCATGAGCATGAAGCTGACATTATCATGAACTCGCTTCACTGCGGCGACAACTCGTCAACCATCGCATCGCATAGGCGCCGATCCGACTGGCATTCCGAATGCGCGGGAAGTCTCCGTAAACTCAATGGTGCCAGCAAGTGAGCATCACCTCAGACAATCTATTCGCAGTCGTCCATGCAAAAGAGCGCAGGGCCCTGAAGGCACTTGTCAGGGTCTACGGCGACGACGTTTCGCTAATCTTGAACGGCCTGCATGCAATGGCGGCAAGGCTAGCTATTGCCTCTGGCGTCAGTCCGGATGATTTCACGGCCGGAATCAAGCATCACTGGGACTTTATCGCGGATGCAATAAATGAGGATGAGTCCCGCGCTCTCACCAACAAGGAGCGGGGATGACTCTCACCGAGGCGCAACGGATTGAACGGTTGCAGGCCGAATTGTTCAAGACGACAGAAGGTCCTCAGGGAGAGGCCTGGATTTCGGACGAGAGCGGCGCGGCGTCATTACCGGAGTTTTTCTCGTTCGTTGAAAGCCATCTTTTCTATAACCGTGAAGCATCGCGAGTAATTGCCGCCTTCCTGCGCAAGCACCGCGCATTGAAGAAGAAGTGCGCCGCAATCGCTCCGGCCGACGAAGGAGGGGTGTCCAAATGATTTGCCGCCTCTGCAACGGATCGGGCTCGCACTTCGTCTGCCAGTCCGGCGATTACGAGTGGTGGACGTGTCCGGCCTGCCACGGCACTGGCGTTAGGAGCATATTCGGACCAGCGAAGGTGAAGGATCGAACCGCCACGAAAGCCGAGGGGGATGGAAGGTGACGGACCTCCCCGAGGCCGTGTCCGACGCCTTCAGGGACAGTCCGACGCTGCCGTTGCCCAAACTCGCCGCGGTCATGAAAATGGACGTGCGGACCTTGCGCCGGCACCGAGAGGTCGGTGATCTACCGGTGCACATCAAGGGAACCGGGGTTGCCCGACGCCACTACGTCTGTACGTTGTCGGACGTTGCCGAATTTTACCGCCGAACAGGTGAGGCATGTCAGTCTTCCGGGTCAAGAAATCCCCATATTACCAATACGATTTCCAAATCTCGGGTCTTCGCTTTTCCGGGTCCACAAAGTGCAAAAATGAACGTGACGCTGAGGAAGCCGAGAGGGGCCACAGGGCGGAAGCCAAGCGGATCGTCGCCGAAAACCGAGCGACCGGCCGAAAACCGCTGACCTTTAAGGTCGCTTGCGATCGCTGGTGGGAGCAGGTCGGCAAGCACGGGTCCGACCCAGATCTGGAGCGCGCCTTGGAATGGCTGTGCGGTCAGATCGGCCCTCAGGTCATGTTGCATGACATCACGGACGACACGGTCTCAACAGCCGTAGAGGCCCGTAGAGCGTGCGTCATGAAGGCCGGTCGAGATGAGAGGGGCAAGCAGCTTTACCGCCCCGTCGGCCCGCGCACGGTCAACAAGACCGTCGCCTCCCTGTTGTCCCGCGTCTTCACCCGGGCCAAGAAGAATTGGAGCGCCATCATCCTGAATCCACCCGAGTGGTCGCAGCACTTCCTGCCCGTCCCCAAGCGGCCGATCCGGGAAATCACGCCGGCCGAGGACCTGCGCTTGGACGAGGTCGAGAGCGCCGAATATGCCCAGCTCCGGGAGTTCGTCGAGATCATGGGGCTGCGGCGGAAAGAAATGCTGCTGACATGGCCTCAGGTGGATTTTGACCTCGGGATTATCCGGATCATCGGCAAAGGCGGTGCCCCGGCCATTCTGCCCCTGACCAAGCGGGCCTATGCGATCATCTGGGCGCTGCGGGGCAACCACAAGCTGTCCGTCTTCACCTTCGTTGCCCAGCGCACCAGGCTTTGCCCAAAGACCAAGGTCAAGTTTGTGAAGGGCAAGCGCTACCCGATGACCTATTACGGGATCGGGACCAACAGGCGCCGTAGGTGGCCTAAGGCGGCCGTGGATGCCCGCCTGCACGACACTCGCCATACGACCGGGATGCGGACGCTGCGCACTACGGGCAACCTGAAACTCGCCCAGAAGCTGCTACGCCACACCGACATCAAGACCACGTCCAAGTTCTACACGGACGCCGATTTGAACGACCTTCGGGCGGGCATGGAAGTGACCGCGGAACACGCCGAGTCCCAGAAAAAGTCCCAGAATAATTATTTGACCACCGAGAAACCTGCTAAAAACAAGCGTAAATAGCGTTGCGAACCACGTCTTTCGATTCCGAGGGTCGGGAGTTCGAATCTCTCCGAGTGCGCCAGAGGAAATCACCTCTAAGGCCTATATTTAAGGGCTTTCTGCGCATTTGTCGCGATTTGAGAATCACCCTCCAGACGTGAACGCAAGAGGATCAAAGAGCACGTAAGGACATGGAATGGGACGCAGAGTCCCGTGAAAAGTCCCAGACCGGCGTTCGTTTGTTGTTCACCCGTGGACGTTGGTCCACACTGCCGAGGTGATGAGCGTGCATCTAAGCTTTAAGTATCGTCTCTTGCCGACCCGGAAGCAGCATGCCGCCTTGGCGCACATTCTGGAGGGACAGCGGCTGCTTTATAATGCCGCTCTGGAGGAGCGTATCGGCGCCTACCGACGGGCTGGCAAAGCCGTATCCTTTGCTGCCCAGTCGCGCGCCCTCACGGAGTGCCGCCGTGAGATCCCCTACATGGGGACCGTTCAACGAACAATACAGGAGGATACGCTTAAGCGCCTTGACCTAGCATTCGCGGCTTTTTTCCGGCGGGTAAAGGCAGGTCAAAAGCCAGGGTTCCCGCGCTTTCGCAGCAAAGATAGATGGCGATCATTTACCGTCCGTCAACAATACGGGATGTCGCTGGTCGGCCGGCGGCTGAAATTTAAGGGGCTCCCTGGGTCGATCCGCTTCCACCAACATAGGCCGCTGCCAAGTGATAGCGAGCCAACCATGGCCGTGATCCGGAAAGACGCTAAGGGATGGTCGATCAGCTTCATCGTAATGGCCATTGCGAGTCCCGCGCACGATCGCGAACAAGCTATTGGGATTGATGTTGGGCTGAACAGCATGGCGACATTATCGAACGGCGAAATAATCCCTAACCCGCGCATTGCAAGGCGGGCACAGAAGGAAATTCGACGCAGGCAGCGAGCCCTATCCCGATGTAAGAAAGGTTCTGGCCGCCGTTTAAAGGTTAAGGCCTCCCTGGAGCGGTCTCACCGGAAAATAGTCAATACCCGGGCAACTCATCTCCATCAGGTATCAGCCTCTCTCGCCCGCGATTACCAGACCATTGTAGTAGAGAGGCTGAATATTCGCGGCATGGTGCGCAGTACGATGGCGCGGGACATCCACGATGCAGCATGGTCAATATTCAAATTTATGCTTGCCTACAAGGCTGAAAGAGCCGGTGGACAACTAATCGAGGTAGATCCTAAATTCACCTCACAGGACTGCTCCGGCTGTGGCGAACGCGTTCCCAAGACGCTATCCGTCCGTGAGCACTCTTGCCCATCCTGCGGACTGACTCTCAACCGCGATCACAATGCGGCTCTGAACATTCTGCACAAGGCCAAATTGGGTCTTGAGTCCGGTAACGTGGCTCAGTGGAGCGAGCGTCGGCCTAGAAATATCGGGAGCGTGGCATGAAGACATCCCGAGACAATTTTACACTAGGAATGGAGACCTGAATCATGACCCGCCCGCCTGTCGGCACCAACCGCGTCGTCCAAGCTACCGGTACGAAGAACGAGGTCGATCGATTGCGGCGCGATTGCGCGGATCTCTATCAAGTGATCGGCGTATTAGCAGAGTCGCACGGTGATCTATTCGACCATCCAGAGGTCATAAAGGCTTTGGACAATGCGTCCGCAGCAGCGAATGGCGATCCTCGCCCGCACGACGATCTTTTACCGTTCGCGCCACTAATGGCACCCGCTAGCGTGAAGGTGCCCCAGATAGTCTTGAGACCCAAGCCGAGCCCGGAGGGAGGGAAGTGACGGGGCGGCTTGCCAATTGGATCGTTGACCGCAAGAGCCCAGAGAAGACGCGCGCCCGCATCTTGGCGCTCGTGCTGGCGCTCGTCCCGTTGATTATGGCTGGCGTGCTGGCCTATTTAGCGCCCTGACCCCACCTCGAACGCCGCGGAGCCCTGACGCTTGGAGCTCGTAGCTCAACTGGATAGAGCACGAGATTTCTACTCTCGGGGCTGAAGGTTCGAATCCTTTCGAGCGCGCCAAACGTTCCCGTAGCTCAGCCGGATAGAGCAATGGTTTCCTAAACCATAGGTCGCATGTTTGAATCATGCCGGGAACGCCAAAACAAAAAAGGCCGCCGCGCCAATCAAGGAGCGACGGCCCACGGTCATATAGGAGATTCAAATGACGAACGAAATTAGCCGCCGCCTGTTGCTGAAGCTAGCCAGCGCTGCGGGTGCGGTTCTAGCCTTGCCGCCGATTATAAAACCGGCACTTGCCGCCGTCGAGAATGCGGCTCCCTTCGTTGAATATTTCGAGGGCGGGAAGTGGGTTACGCTAGGCAATCTGATTGACGTCAACCTGAACGTTTCAATCGATACGATATACCAAGGGCCGGGTCGGTCGCCCATGAAGGGCCTGACCACATCAACTCTGAATATTGAGTATAAGCGGAGCGGTGCAGACCCGTTCGTTGATATGGCCGGGAATCAAAAGTTAGATATTCGAGTCATCTTCCCGAACCAGGACCATCGACTAACCTGCCACAAAATGCAGGCTAATGCAGGCTATGGAATACGTCTACTCATCCTCAGGAAAGTCTTCAGCGACGCTCATGTCGCCGGGTATGCCGACATTCGAGGCGCTCTAGGTGCAGGAGATTCAAAATGAGCGCGCCGAAACTATTGCCATGCCCCCTCTGCGGTCCGTGAAGGCAATCTATTGCTCATGCGGCGTAGAGTTCGCGCCGCAGAACTGGGAATCCGACGTCGTCAAGGCGTGGAACAGTAGGACTGACGGCTCGGTTATACTCAACTAGCTAAAGTAATATAACTAGCACACCTGCGAACCCATATGTGCCACAGCACATAGATTCGGATTATGCGTTAGTTTCGTATCTGTGAAAAACGCTCACTGGGCGTGAATTTACTTCACCGCGAACCACAATCCAACATTAGCGAGAGCATACCCACCGAACATAACGGCATGGCCAAAGTCTCGTTTCCAAAGCTGGTCTATCCCGCCAATGACGTAGCACACGCCAGTCAGGACGAGCATCCAGCCCGCCACTAGCGCAGCCCCTGCTTCATGGCGAGGTTGAAGGATTCGATCGATAGTTTGCGCAGCAGAGACGGTGTCAGCTTCCAGCGCTGGCAGCGGTGGTCCCCGGATCCAAGGATCAGATAGAACTCGCCCTTCCCTTCCTCAACGATCGAGGCTACTACGGCGACGTTCTCAAATTCATTGTTTTCGGATCGAGGTAGAATATTGGCCTGTCCGCGAACCATTCGATTTCCTTCGCGACACCGTCGCTCTTATCCCAGCCGTCCAATTCAACAACCACGAGGGCCTGACAGGCCGGGGCTATGACCTCATCGAGCCCGAGCCATAGGACATGGTCTACGGGATCTATCCCGCTCGACATCGCGATTGCGTGTGCGTGAGCTATTGGACAGAACACCCTGACGCCTCGCGCGATGAGGCGACCGGCAACTTCGCAGACATCCTCGCTGGCCTGATCGAGCCCGGGCTTATAGCGCGTGTAAGGGCTGGCGAGATAGACGAGGCGGAAGGCGGCGAGTTCGTGGAGATTCATTTGCGGGCCGCTATGGCGAGGCTGGCCATGTGAACCGGGGCGCGAGAGTTGGGGTCGTACTTGCAGGCGATGCGCACAGCATCACGAGCGGACTTCCCGCAATCCATCGCTACTAGCGCCATATCGCCGCCAGAGCCAACGGCAGCGAACGGTCCCGAGATTTCCCACAGGCCGTAATCCTCCATCTCGCTATCCCAATTCTCCGGCGAGGTCATGGTCGTGGCGATCTTGTAGACGCGACCCTTGGGCAGGACGAGAAGGCCGAGGATGTCCGCACGGAGAGCCATTAGGGATTCATAACTCGGCAGTTGAGCCGGCGTCTTGACCTTATCCAGCATCGCAACTAGAGACCGGCCGTCGTTCTGGCCTGCCGTGCCGAATAGCGCACCGCTCGATAGCCGCGAGATTTTTGTGGTGAGCGTGTCGACCGTGCCGCCATATGTCCAGCAACTGTCGCAAGCCATGACCCCGTCACGATAAGCAATCGTTGTCATGCATCCACCGACCGCGAATACCGCAGCCCTCTCGGATCACCCAGGACCGCGCGAGTCTGTCCCGGCGTTATCCCAGCAGCTTCACGAAGTTCAATCCAAAGCTTTGCTTCATCGCAATCTCGATCAGCAGTCCAATAGGCTGCGAAATAGACCGCAACGATTGCTGCGCGCATTCTTTCAAGGTCGCGGTCGCTCATGCCCGGTATCTATCTCCGTGCTTGGTGATGATTGTGCGCTTGCTGTTTGGGTATACGATGATGTCAGACGCGCTATGTGACGACGGCCCTTTCTTTAAGGCCGGATCATCACCGTTAGCGCCCGCGCTATAGACGCCATCATGAATCGTTGCGGTGTGGTCATGGCCCTTGTTTATCTTGATGGCCACTCTGGCGAGGTTCGATGTCGTGCCCCTGGTGCCGTTACTGCCAAGGTGGCCATGCAGGCCACACTCGATCCCGCCGCGGTCTCTGCAAATCTCGAATGAACTGCCGATCGGGATGAAGTTGATACCCTCAAGGTTTCGGGAATCGGCCTCCTTGAGGACGTGGCGGAAGATTGAGAACGTCTCGTCTCCAAGGCGCCCGGCTTCCATGGCCGCGAGGTTCCAGCGATAGAACGCCTCTGCGTTGGTCAGGTCTTTGCGAGGGTCTGCCCGCTGAAGCCAGCGCAAGATCCAGTAGTCGTGATTACTCTCGACGACGTGCGACCGGCACCACTGGCGCTCAGTGGCCCGGAGGAATTGCGAGCACCCGACGACTTCCGCCGCAACGTTCAGTTTGCCGGCGACATGCAATGGATACCGCTCGAGGTGCTTGTCTTCCTGCCAATGGTTGATGGCCGCGCCGTGGAACAGGTCATGAAAAAACTGATCGAAGGGCCGGAGATCATCCAGCATTGAGGTTTCGGAGACCGGGGCTAGCGTAGCCGCATCAAGTCCCCACGCAGCCCGCGCCGCGCCCTGCTCCAATACGCTCCTATGTACGTCGCCCCAGGTAATCGCAGCGACCCGGTGCCCTGCCGTGACTTTGCCGGCTGAGACGGCATGGTCCAAGTCTTGAAACGAACCGTCTTCGACTGCGTTAATCTGTCGGCAAAAGTGACGACCCTGCGGATCGATCTCGATTAACGTTGCGCCGATGACGTGATGAAACGCGGCCTTGAGGCCGGCCTTTTTCGGGATGTAGTTTTCGACCGTGCAACAGCCCGTCGTCATGATGACGGGGGGCATTTTGCCGGGCATCGCCGGGACGGTCTCAAGGGCTACCTTGGCGTGAGGAAAGACGCCCCATTGCCCACGAGTATAAGTGTGTAGTCCGGACAGCGGTCGCTCTGCCGTCGGCAGCGTATTCATCTCAGCGCAGAACAGGACATCGCCGCATTCAACCCGCTCAAAGCGGAGATGCGACCTCACGGCCTCGGCAAAGACATTGTTGCGCGTCGTGTGGTCCGTGAACGTTCCTAACTGGTAGGTGAACGGGCCGACTAGAATTTCAGCGCCGACGAAGGCGGCATAAGCCTTCAGGTTCTGCCAGAACCGATCGTGGACGGGAGTATCGTTCTGCGCCGCAGTGACGAGCCAGCGTCTGGCGGGCGGCATGATGTGACCGCGACTTATGGACGTTGCGGACCTATTCCAAAGGGTCCAGTCCGGCGAGAATGATTTTTTGCCGTTCTCGGTGTTGAGTTTCTGACGCCTCACCCAAGACGAAAGCCGGCGCTGGTCTACCGGGATATCTTTGGCGGCCCACTGGACAGACGAGCCCTTACCGCCAGCAACGCCTTGGGGGGAATATCCGGCCCTTAATCTCTTCTCGATCGCCGCTTTGAACTTGACAGAAATCTCTTCAGCAATTGGAGGGGCAGGCATTTTAAGCGCCAGATCCCTGCACGAAGCAGTAGACCGCGCCGCCAGCGCTAATGAAAATCACGGCATGTCCGGTCGGGTTTCCAGCGTCGTACTTCAGCTTGCGATCGGGAATTTCGAACTCTGTCCCGATGTCGACATGAGGCCGACCTAGCGGAGCATCCGGCCTGTCGTCCGTAATGCGAGCGTAAGTCTTGCCGTTCCTCACCACGATTTCATCTGCCCAGTACGCGTCTGCTGTGCCACAGCATGGTACTGATGGATTGTCGGGCTGCTTGAGACTTCGATACCACTCGCGGACTGTCGGATCTGATGTTTCCCATTGCCCGACATCTCGCGCCCTTGCATTTCCAATAAATAACGCAGCAAGGATTCCAAACACCACACCAAGAGTAGCGACTTTCATGACGCCTCCGGTTTCAAATCAGATGTAGCCGAGACAACAGAAGCACGAAACACACCGCAATAATCAGGAGCCAGCCCGCTATCCACAGCAGTAGCTTGCTTGAGCCGAATTCCTGCACGACGTAGAGCACGAGAAGAATCGCGATGACGACGAAGCCGGCAGACATGGCGTTGAATACCTCGCCGCTCATCGGTCATGCCCTCGGAATTGTCGTGATGAATTTATGAGGACGAACCTTGCGCCTCGAGCACGCGGTCAAGACGATCCGTCACGCCGCGGATGTCTCGCTTAATCTCTTCCACGAGGGCGCTGAAGCGCTGCTCGGCCTGGAAAAGTTCTTTGTCAGAAACAAACATGGTCGCGGCGGCGACGCGATAATCGGACAACTCTTTCTGGATGACGTCTACTTTCAACTGAAGTGCCGCAGAAAGCACAGTCGCGGCATGGGCGGTTGTTTCAGTATTGGTGATGCGATCTGAAAACCGCATCCAGAACCCACCGATCGCCAGCACGGCCATTGTAATAGCGCAGATGGCGGCGACGGCGGCCCAGGATATTTCAATCATAGCTTCGCTTCCGGCTGCAGCAATTCGTCGACCGGATCGCGAGGCGCGACAGGCGCGGCCGTCGGCCACTCAGGCGCAACGGGAGTCGGAAGAACTGGCGACCCTTTAGCGGGCCAGACCCGCGACTTGATGCGCTTGACAATGCCCGGACGCTTGCTAGGTGCCTTGACCAGCTTCGCAGACGATCGCGCATCAAGCGATGCTGGCCTCGCCGCCGGGCGCTTCCAGCCGAACGCCGCAACGCCGCCCTCAACTTGGCTGTCGATCCAGTTTTGATCGTATTGGGCCTTGCCCTTGACGGCGTATTTCGGAGCCTCGAAAACCTTGCTCTCCCCACCGGGAATCGATCCTCGGGTCGCCTCGAAACACCCGGCCAGCGGCACGGCGAGTAGCGCGACCGCTGCGACGCGCGCAATCATCGGCACGCCCCTGTCGTCTGATCCCAAGCCTTATCCTGGCTCTGGCAATCCTTCAGTTTGCGGCGGGCCTCGATCGCACGGTTCACCAGTTTGGCATCGGCGCGCGCAATCTTTGCAACAGCATCGTCGACGCCGCTCTGATAAACCTTGTGATGCCAGACGCCGTAAGTTGCGAGTGCTGCCGCCACCAGACCGGCGGCGACCAGGATCTTCGTGAGAAGACCCGCCGCGCTGAGCATTGACAGTATTGCCCTGATGTAGCTCATTGCCGCGCTCCTGATGTGACGGAATCGTTGACGATCTTGATGCCCCGACGCGCGTTCAGCGCTAGAAGTCCGAATCCGACCACTGCCGTCATTATCCAGACAGAGGCCGGAACCTTGCCGACGTATTCCCATGCCGGGCTGAGATAGCTAGGGTCCGTCGGAAGATCGTCCTTATGGTCCGTGAAGAAGTCCCAAGCCTGCGAAACATAGCCGCTGGCCAGATTGTAAAGCCACGTCACGAACGCGACGGCCGACGCCCAAGCAGTCACCAAGAAATTCTGTTTCTGCGGAACCACGTCTGGCGCCACAGTCGCAACCGTCTTGGCGTCGCCGCTTGCCCGCTCAGCCGTCACGGGGCGAAACCAGCCTTGGCTTTCTGCCCGGCCGAGTTCTGCCTTGATGGCATCGCGCTCCGCGTTAAAGGCGTCGAGCGACGCGGGGACGGCGATATTGCCGCCGCGATCGTTGATGAAGCCCGCAATCGCCCCGGACGTGCCACTGCCCCAAAGTCCATCGATGGCGCCCGGACTGTAGTGGCGCGCCTTCAGCCGCTTCTGAACGGCATAGATTTCCGGGTCGCCGGTTGCGGTGGGATCGTGCGGCAAAGGCTCGGGTGCGGCGGGAGGAGCATCGTCGGACGTCTCGCCCTCGATCTCGTCGGCCGGGGCTTGCGGAACTACGTTGGCGATGACCCGCGCGACCGGTGGCCACACGGGTTTCGCCGACTTCGGCTTGCGCCCGCCGTTGTCGACGAACTCGTAATGCATCCAGTCGGGACGGTCGTGATACCAGCCGCCCCACATCGCGCCCTGTCGACAGAACGCATCGGTGATGAACTGCGGCATGCTGCCCTTGACGCCCATCGCGTTCTGCAGGGCGTTGAGATCGATCGCAGCGGCATAGGCGTGGTTTGACCATTTGGTGGTTGAGCCCCGCACATAGCGATGATTGTAGGCCCCGAAATACTTGGATGCTCCTGACGCGTCGATCTTCGCCTGACTGTGCTGGCAATAATCCCAGATCTCGTTCAAAGCAGCCAGCAGAGCCGGGGCGGCCTTGCGGTGGAACGAGATGGATTTGACCCGCTTCCCCTCGTAATACATCGCGAACGGCGGGACCACAGGCACCATTTGAGCCGCGATTTCCCCTTTGCCAGGATCGCCGTAGAAGGCATTCCGGGCTGTCTGGTTATCTTTCGGCCAAACGGTCATGTCAGAACATCCACTTCACGACGAACCCGACAGCGAACGCAGCAACAGCCCCCTTCTTCGGATTGACGTCCATCCATGCGGAAGTGGCCGCGAGAGCGGCTTTGAGTTTGATCATGATGTTTTGCTTTCGGTTATGGGCCGGGGGTGAAGTCGCCAATGATGCCGGTCGACGTGAATGAACCGCCGGAGCCGCGGTTATTCACGAAATCCGCCGGGTGGCCGCGGAAGTCGTAGACCGGAGTCCCCAGAGCGTCGATTGCGACAGATGGGTTTACTTCGTTGCCACTAGCATCAATGAACAGCCGACGATTTCCGGATACCGACGTATCCAGCGACACGCCCGTCCACATCAGAAAATCTGCGATTTGGAATCTGCCATTATAACTCGGGTCTGCATTGGCAGCCAAACACGGCATTGAGAATTCAAGGCCGTTTAGATTTATCGTGAAGCCGGGAAAGTTAGCGTCACCTTCATCAAAACTGGTGTGCAGTCCGCCTAGCGAAGGAAAGAATATCCCCGCCGGGCCGCTAATCGAACCAGTTGGAGGGGTCGCCTCAGCTGGAGGGTCAAAGGATGTGGCCGAATAATCCACATCATCGACCGATAGCCAAAAACGAAAATCATTATTAACAAAGGTGAAGAATGCAGGATGTCCGATGCCGGCCGGAGGAGTGTATGTCCAACTCGCGCTGCCGGACACATCGATGGACATGATGATTCTATGCCATGTGTCTGTGTCTGATGGAATCTCTCCGGTCGGAGGGCTGTTGCAGCTAATTTCGAACTCGCCCGATTCGGTTCCGTTCAGGGTGAATTTATAATCGGCCGGACCCTCAAACCCGTCAACAATGGATCCATCAGGCAGCATCGTCGCGGCGGACAATCTTGACGGATCGCCGAATTCGAAAAACCCACCCGACCCCGCAGCCGCCGTCGCCGCCGGTACGCGCGCCAGGAACGTGATCACGCACTTGCTGAAATCGGCAATCGGACTACTGGCCTGAGATAGATATGCCACGCTACTTTTCTCCTAGGATCGCGGGAACGCCGCCGTTGGCACAGTGTACCCGCCGTCGTTTGCATAGGGCGCGTAGCCCTTAAGGACTCTCACTTCGTCAATGTAACCGTTGAATGACCGCTCCCCTACGCCTCCTATACCGACACCAAGTGGCGCACTCGTATTCGCTATCGAGCTTGTTGTCGGAGTTGACGACCCGACCATTGTTCCGTCGCGATAGACCCTGACCTTCCCGGACGCATCGTGGTCTGCGGCGACGTGATACCATTGCCCCGCAGTCCATGTCAGGCCTGCAGAAGTTGGGTTTGCCGACCAATCGAAACTGGTGCCTGCGGCGCTGCCCCAGAAAGTGATCTGGTTAGATCCATCAAGCCAGAAATAAAACGCAGCGGCACCGAGGCCGGCGGATTGCGATACGATTACCGTATTGCCCGGAGTCGTCGTTGCGGGCCTGATCCACGCTTCTACGCCCCATAGCGACGAATTGCTTGAGCCAAGCGCCCAGTCCGCGCTATCGGCGAAGAATATCCCATCTCCAGTCCCATCAAACAAATATGACGATGAGCCGAACTTGAACTGAGCGGTTGATATCTGCCCATTGCCCTGTGCCGTACCGGCACCACGCGCCACGAAACTTTCATCAGTAAAGCCAGCACCGCTCGTTGCTCCGTTTGTTCCTTCTCCAGCGAGAAGAAGCACGGAATACGGAAATGCGGGACTGCCGCCACCCCCGCTGGCGGCGTCAAGCGCCCCGCGCCCGCAGACAATCCCCCACCGCGCCTGCCAAAGCATCAGGTGAAATCGCCAACTGCGACGCAGGACACGCCAGCGCCCGTGGTTATTTTCCACGCCCCGGACGAACTGACGATGCCAACCGGAATTACGAACGGCACCAAATTTGACAGACTGTTTGTCCCGCCAGGGAACGCCACGATTGTCGTAGCGTTGTCGAATATCGTCACAACACCCGGCGAAACAGTTGTCGGGCTGACCACAACGTGAGACAGATAATCACCGCTCGCGCCCGTAGCTCCGATTGTCTGGGTGGATTGAGACGCCGCGACTATTTCATATTCCCCGGCACCAAACTTGGTAAGGGCTGAGTTTGAAATTGGCTGCGTCGTGGCGGAGCCGTCAACCTTTAGCGCATTCGTAAGCTGCGGCTGATCGGTTGCTATGACAACGCGTTGCGTCCCGCCACTCTTGCTGCCTGAATTTGTATCGATCGCCGTGCCGCCGACCTTGTCGATATTGGAGGTCACCCGATCGGTGGTGCCGGGAGTCGTCTGATCAATGCCGACTTTGCCGATCACGGCAGAGCCCGCGACAAGCGCAGGGGCAGTAGCAATGGAAACGGGCTGGGCCGTTCCGCTTGCGATACCCTGCACGGTAATAACTGCGGCGGATGCGGTTCCTGCGGACCCCGTCAAATCTACCCCGGTGGGGCTCCGCAATTGCACCGGAAGAGCCTTGCCGCTCGCCGTATCGACGTCATTGCCCGTTCCGTCGGGCCCAAAGACAACCTTGACGCGCTGAGCAAGAACGCCGCCTCCGATATCATCCGCAGCAACCGTCTTGCCCGTTCCCGGGGTCACATCAATATTGTCGGCCATGTCTTACAATTCCCTCGTGATGGCGAGAAGCAGACCGACCGGAGTAGCGTCGCCACCTTCGGCCACGTTCGCGACGGTCACTGTGATGGTTTGTGTATCGGTCAGAGCGCCGTCGGAGACCTGAACGATGACGATGTACTGGTTGTTCGTATCTGCGTCGGTCGGAGATTCGTAATTCGGCGCATCGATAAATGCCAAAACGCCAGTTCCGGAATCGATAGTGAATAGTGCGCCATCAGCCCCGCCGATGATCGAGAATGCCAGCAAGTCGTGGTTGGCGTCCGTTGCCGTGACGGTTGTCACAGCCGTGGTGTTTTCATTGATAGTGATCGACGCTGTCGGGCCGCCGCCATTGGACGTAATGACCGGCGCGACGTTCGTCAGATACGAGAAGTCTATCTGCTCTGCGGTGCCGCTGACGCTGTGGTCTGCCGCATTTCTTGCGACCGAAGTCAGTCGGCCCAGAAATGTGATGCTCGGATCGTCTGCGAAATATTCGATGTCGCCAGGTTCGGCGCCGTAGAGATCGTTCATCCCCGTGAATGACATCTTCTTTCGGGCGATATTATCGATCAGCAGGGATTTATTGACAAGAAGGTTTGCCGCACTCTCCGTCATGCCTATCGGCAGTTCGATAGTCTGCGAATCTTGTGACGCCGTCACCGGGACCGGAAAGCGCTCCAACTTCCCCGGCACAGAATTCATATCGTTGTCACGGTCAGTATCGATAAATGAGAGTAGTCGCAGGCGCGGAATGCTCAGGGGGTCCGCTCTTACAAACTTTATCGAACCTGCCGTCGTGTTACTCCGGGTAATGGTTGATGTGATGCCAGAGCCCGCGTCATTCTCGAATATGCGTATTTTGTCTGAGGCGGTGATATTCCAGTTTCGCAGGATGCCCCTGCACTGCTGGGCGAATTCGATAAACCCGCCATTATATTGCTGCGGGATAATCCAGAACGGATCTTCCCCCTCAACATCAAAACTAAATTCTGAATCATCGAAACGAGCATCGCGAGCCAAAACCGCGAGCGCGTCGTTCCTCGTAATAGAATCGGCCTCATGAACGAAAATCGAGGCGAACGGGACGACGTTATTGAACGCGTCAAGCGGGCAAGCAATCACCTCAACGCAGATTTGCGAACGGTAGGCTACGGCACGAGCACCATAACGAGTAACGCTGCTGGCGAACGGAGTTTGATCTTCCGTTCCCGTCTTCACATTGACGGTCATTCCAGCGAATGGAGTCCCGATCGGTCCGCCGGCAGACGTCCACGATTCCGTTCCGTTAAGCCTAAGGCTGGTTATGGTTCGCGTTGCGGATGGATTTGCAGAGCACCCGGGAGAGGCAATGAAGTCCACCAGTTGGACGGCGCCGACCTCATAGATAAAAGGGCCCTCAATGATCCGACAGCCCATCAGGGCCTGGCCGCCGACGAACTTGGCTTGATCCTTTCCGAACAGCGCCGCCTCAAGCGCTGTGGAATCGATACCGGTTACCGTAGATACGGCGCTCGTCGATAGATCAGCCATCAGGACGACCCGGCCGCAAACTCTACGGCAATTGCCGAATAGCCACCCACTCCACCACCTCCGGGGTCATCCGTCGGGCCCGGGAATGTCGTGACCCCAGGAACGATGGTGGAAGTTACGACCTTCGACCCGGTCAGATGCGGGAAACCTCGGTAATTATAGGCGTTGCCATACTTTGTGGTGCACATATCGAGCGTGTCATCACAGTCCGGCGCGATCTCAATCCAATCACCGGGCGCCATCAGAAGCGCAAATGGCTGCACCATCTCAACCTGAATCGCAGCAGCGCTCCACGTCCTGATTTTCGCGACCATGTTCTTGCAGTAGCCGGAACGGGCAGCGAAGCGGCCGGGCGTCAGCCAAGCATCGTCAGTGGCGCGCGGCTCAACATAGTTTGTCAACGTCACGTTGCGAGAATCAAGAATAGCATCGATCTGCGCATACCGGAGCCACGCATTGCGCGTCGTCCACGTCACCCCGCCGTCGACATATGTCGAACTAACCGTACTTGACGGAGTCGGGGTGGACGCCCCCGTGATGCCCGTGCTTATAGCCGTGCACTCCAGATAGACGTTCGCGTAGTCCTCTGGCGTATCGTCCGAGCCAAATCGAAAGCGTCTACGGTCCCCCACTGCGACAGTTTCAAGCCGCGCAACGTCATGCAGGTCGCTACTGCCAACCTCAAGATCCGGGAACGTCGGAATTTTGCAGCGCCTCGGGTCTCCAAAATCGGCGTCGCAGGGAATTCCATACTGACGAATGAAAATATCTCGCGGAATAGCAAAGAGACTCAGAACCTCAAACGAGATATTTCCCGGCAGATCATAATCGGCATTGCCAAGCATCCGCCCGGTAAACTGGAAATCCTTCGACGTCGGATTGGCCGCGTTCGTAATCTCAAGCAGAACTGCAGCATCTTCGAACAGCCCGTTATCGATATCGACGGGGTCGAACAATCCGCTACGCTTAGCGCTAACCTTGTATGAGTAAGTCGGAATTGTCCCGTCGTTCGTATTGGTCGTGTCACCAAGCTCTATTGCCGCAACCGCAGTCCACGTCACGGAACTAATGGTGATAGATCTCGACGCATTGGTGATGCGGATAACCGTCCCATCATTGCGCGTGATGGTGAGCAGATGCGCCAGCCTCGCGTTTGTCAGGCTGAATGAAAATGTCTGCATCTGACGTTAGAAGATTTCTTCGATCTGGATTGACCGCGCCTCAGCCTGGTCGACCTGCAAAAGCGTCGTGCTGATCGTGTTTGAGGTAAAACGAGCAGCCCACGCCCTGCTATAATCTGCGGTGATAGCCGCAGCGTTAGCGGGAGCCGCTGAGAACGTTACAATCCCTGTAGTTGAACTAACGGTGAAATGGACACCAAGAGTCTTGGCCACACCGGCGACATAGACGACAATCGCAGCGTCGTTGCCGAGATTGGGTGAAACGAGGGGGTAGTTGACGTCATGCGTGACAGAATGTGCAGTGGTGGAATCGGTCCACTGCAATTGAAACGTGGTCGTCGAACCGTCGCCGGTACCGGTACCGGTTACGGTATTCCGGCAGGCCTGCCCCGTCGTTTTGCGGTCATCATCCCGCGGAGAGATAAAGAGAAACCCTCTCGACTGCCGGCAGACCTTGAACAGGTTTTCGATAAAGCTAGTTCCGGTACTCCAGCTAAGGCCCCAGCCGCGCTTAACGCGATCCCAACGCTCGTTTGCTTCGACGAGCCCGTTATCGGAAATCTTGACGACCGTGTCGTCCTCAAGAGTCCAGACGGAATTCTGCAGCACGGACTTAATGCGCCCATCCAGATAGACCGCATCGATTGTGATTGATGATGCGACCACGAACTACCTCCCCGCCGCTGCGGTCTGGCCTAGCCCCTGAGCAATCTGCCGACGACTACGGCGCGCGGTATTCGTATTCATGCCGCGGAGGTCCATATAAATATTCTGGACAGGAGCGGCTGAAGGTTTCGAATTATCGTTGCTGCTCTGCCCTGCCGGCGTGATCTGGATGCGCTCGCCGCCATTGACCATCGCATGGAACGGAATTGTGTCGCCCGACGATGGGCCCTGAGCCATCACATCCAAGCCAGTCGCGGCGTGATAATAGCCGATCGCAAGTGCACCATGGCCCTGCGAATATAGCGGATTCAGTGTCGCCGCCGTCGCCGCCGTGTTTGCATTCGTCGCTTGCTTCAGCGAGTCGATCGACGACATCAGATTCGCGATAGCCTGATCGCGGGCGATGGTTTCAGGGCGACTATTCAGCCACGCCAATTCTTCGTTCAGATTGGCGACCTTGGTGTTGTTATCGTTGGTCTGCGCATTCTTCAGGTCATAAAGAGCCTGTACGGTGCTCAAGGTGTCGCTTTCTGTAATCTTGCTTTTGACATACGGGTTTGGAATCATCTGGCTGGAGTTGTTCTGCGCTCCCCGAATTGCGGCGTCTATTCCTCGGCCGCTTGAGATGATGGAGTTTGCAAGTTGGGACGTGGTCTGTTCCCAGTTCGACGCATTAAGAAGTGCCGCGCCGGCATTGGACGTCGACACAGCTCCCGAACTTCCGCCCTGATTTTGCCCCCGGAGTCCCGGTGTATCGCCGCCGAAGACGCCGCCCTGAGCCTGGGTTGCGGCGCGCTGCTGGCTCTCGAATGCCTCTGCCGAAGCTATCGAGGCCTTATCCAAGCTCTGCGCCATCTGGTCCGCAGCTACCCGCGCCTGCCTCAGATTTGCTGCGGTCCGCTCCGCCGCATCTGCAATCTGGATATTGTATTTTACACTGACGGCCTCTTCCGCCTGACGGGCCGTCACTTCGCTCTTTGTATCTTCAAGCACCTTTTTATAGGTCTGTGCCTGGTCGATCTGCTTTTTCTGCTCAAGCGTCTGGGCTTTGGCGAGTTCGTTTTGGTCCTCTAGCGACTTCGTGGCCTGCTGTGCGGTCGCAATAGCCGCAGCCTGAGAATTGGCCATCTTATCGGCCGCAAGCTGAAGTGCGTCCGCGGGCTCCTTGCCGGCCCTCAGGAACGAATTGTAATCCGCAATATTTTGCGCGGCTATCTTCGCCGCACCACCGACGGCCTGGATGACCGCAAGCTGATCGTGGAGCGCTGCAGACTGATTGCCGGTGTCGCCATGCAAGGCGCGCTGATACTTATCCAAGGCCTCCGCACTGTCGGAGGCCCCGAATTTGTTCTCAAGGAACGCCGCGGTAAGCTTGTGGAAGCGCGCCTCTGCGATCTCGGCGCCGGTCGCTGCTCCGCCCAACATCGTGACGGTATTTATCGACTGAGACGCGGCGAGTTCTTCAGCCTTCGCCGCGTCCAGGCGCGCGGCTGTCAGATCCTGGGTGGCTTTGGTTTCGGCCTCGATCGCGGCGGCCTTGGCGTCATTGTCATTGGCTGCGGCTGGAGCGCCGCCGCCACTAGTACTAGTGGCTGCGGCGGCCTTATTCTGGTTGAGAAGCGTAAAATCGAACGGAGCGCCGAACTCGTCAGTGGTCGGGCCAGACCCTCCCTTGCTTACATACTCCTTGGCGGCATTGGCTACGTCGCGAACATATTTCGCAATCTCGACCTGATTTTTCAGGAAGCGATTCTGTCGCTCCAAAATCTCTTCAGAATAAACGGACGACTTGATAGCCGCCAAACTCTCTTCAAGACTCTTGTTTTCGTTCGATAACGCCGCAACCCGCTTCGTCCATTCGTCAGTAATGCCGAGAGCCTTCTGGATCGACGCGGAATAGGCATCCACGCCCCCCGCGTCGCCGATTACCCCGAGAACCGGTCCCGCTGCTGCACCGCCCTTTCCGAACGCTGCCTTGGCGATAGCCGCCCGCGTAGTCGCATCCGTCGTGGAGTTATATGCTTTCGTCAGGAGGTCGATCGCCTCGGCGCCAGACCGGGTAGACGCAAGGTCGATTGCCAACTGAGCGTCTATTGCCTGAATTTGATCAAACAGCGCCCCGCCGCCCTTGCGGGCCTCGTCAAGCTGCAGCGTGAATTTTTCCAGAGACCCAGTGACGACATCAGAGGCAACCCCGAGCTCTCCACCCGCCTCCGTGACGCCGCGGACCTGGCCAATTGTCAGGCCGGTCACATCCGCGAACTGCTTCAGCCTCGACGAGGATTCACCAGCCTTCGCGGCCTGTTCATTCATGTAAGCAAGGGCGTTGACCACAAGGCCAATCCCAGCCGCAGCGACGAGGCCCAGAGGCCCGAACGAACCAAGCACCGCACCCACAGGCCCAAGCCCGGCAGACAGCCCCAGCGCCGCGCCACGGGCCGTATCTACGGCCGTTCCCCAAGCCCCGACAGAGCCCTTACCCTTGTCAAAATACTCTTGAGCCTTGGCCAGAACATCGTTCGCCCGTTCCTGCAAAGCCGGATTCTGGGCTACCGCAGCATTAACCCGAGCCTGGACCTTCTCGTAATCCTGTTGGGCCCGGATCGTCGAATTAAATCGACGCTCCAGCGCGTCAAACGACTTCTCAAGCGAGAGCGACGCCTTTTCCGTGGTCGACGCGGACACGGCAATCTTGGTCTGCGAATCCGCGACCTTGTTATTATCAGCCGCAACCTTATCCGCCCCCGTAGAGGTGAATATCCAGGTCAGTCGCTTGATGGCTTCAGAAATTGTTGCCAACTACTTGCCCGCCAATTGAACGATGATCGCCGGCTGGTTTGTCAGCCATTCATGGATCTTGGTGCGCCGTCCATTACGCCTCGCGTGCGCGATGGCGCCGGGAGTGCTAGCCCACGCGCCTACGGCCCCACCATTCAGCGCCTGATATGTGAACTTGATGCTGGCGATGTTGCCGTACTTCGCCTTGGCATCGGCTGCGGTGCGTTCGTAGATGCGATTCGGGACTTGGATGACGAAGGGTTGACCCTTCTCCGTCTCTCCGATTTCGATCTTGCGCGCATACGGGACACTGTTCGTGAATAGATAAACGTCGGCGGGCGGGATGACTCCGAGGGGGTCCACCTCAACACCATCCGCAAAAAGCGTGTGGCCCTTGCGATAATCACCGGACACGACCGGCGATCGATCCAGCAGGGTCTGTGCGATCCAAGACAGGACGTCGCCGACAAGCTCGAATTCGACAACAACCGAACCGCCGTCAGGATTAACGCTCTCCAACGGAGCGCCCTCACGGCCATCAACCGTGACAGTGAACGGCGGAACGCGACCGAGGATTGAGCGGTTCTGTGCCTTCGCCTCGTCAATCCCGGCCTGGACAAACGACGCGACTTCCTTCCGTTGCTCCGGAAGTGAAATGTCATTGGCGACATCCACCTCCGTAATCTTTTCAACGGGATCGATTTTAATTGAGAGCGCCATCAGGCCTTGGTCGCCTTATTGATCCGCTCCGCCTGGGCGTTCGCGTCCTCCCGCCCCAGCCTCACCAAAACCAGAACTTCGGGCGGGTCTAGTTCGATATCCATCTCTCGCCGCCATGCTGAAACGGCTTCCCACGTCACGATTGCGGGAGACATTCCATTCGCAGCTAGGCCGATGGCCAACTGGCAATAGTAGCGCCAGAGATAATCGAGTTCGTATGGATAAGGTGGAGAGATGAGGCGGGATTCGGCTGATGCCGATTTCAGTCCGAGCGCTTGAAACTGCCGGGCGGCAGATTCCAGATGATCGCCCTCTGAAGCGCCATCACCTAATTTGCGATTTAGTCGGAAGTCGTGTCTGGCGTATTCGATGAGTCTTTCGACTGACTCTGCAAAAAATTTGCGGTCGCCGAAGCCTCAGTCCACGGCTGGATGAAGATCCAGCCAGCACCGGGCGACGCATAGAGATCGACGGCGTTCTCTGGCGTGCACGGAACGTCGATCGCCTCAAGCGTAACCGGATCGACGAGATACCAGCTATCGGTCAGGGCCGCGCATTTCGCGATGTTCTGGTCAAGCGGATCGTCGGGCAGTATGGCGCCAGTCCGCGACGCCTTCGCGCGCATGAACAGGTCTTTGCGCTTCGACTTATCGTAGTCGCGGGACCGCGCACTGTCGGTCGACCACACTGCGATATAAGCGGCCTTACCGTTCTTGTCGCGGATGACCTGGTCCGTCGCCGGATAGATCAACTCAACCTTGAACGGAGCGGTAACATTCGCCAGAAGCGAACCGAATTTGTTTGACATAAAATCCTCTGCGGAAGGATGAATGAGGGACCGCCGCTACGGCCCCTCATCCGGGTTGCAACCCACATGCACGGGGCGCATCACTGCGTTCCGTACTTGCGCAAGTCCCCGTGCGGCGGGGATTGGTGTTAGATTTCAGTGTCGACGAACTGGAGCGTCGTGCTCGCGATGCCCGGCGCCGTGCCGATGTAGCGAAGCGCCTGATACGGCATCGTAATGATCTGCGCCGCCTCACCCGTGAGTGGGTTAGCCACGCCCGTGAGTTTGATCCGCGGCAGATAGATCGTGTTTGCCGGCGTATTGTCGGCCGACGTGGTGGTGAGATAGGTCAGCACGTCGATTTCAGTCTCGTTCTTGAACTGACTGAAATAGGTTCCGTCCGTGAGCTGTGCGGTGATCTGGCCGCTGACAGACGCCTTCTTGACATGAATTTCCGGATGGAACTTCTGGCCAACAACCGCAGTGCTTTCGAGATTGCGCTGCAAGTTGATGGTCAGGCCAGTGACGACGCCCACAACCGAACCAGAGACGCGCAGCAGACCATTGACGGCATTGAAAATGCCCGTCGTGGTTTCCGCCGTCGGGGACGTAAAGAACGGCGCTGAGCCGCCGGACAACTCTTCCTGCCATCGCCCGCGAACCATGTGCTCGATGGTGGCATTGCCCGTTGCCGGAAGATTGATATTGAACCCGCCGAACCGGCATTCCGTGAACAGCTTCGTGAAGTCGAGATCGGAATGATGATGCTCGATGCCGAATTTACGATTGACGTTCGTAGCTTGTGTGGACGGCAGAATCAGGCTCTTGCCGGCGCTCGTCACGGTGAACGCAGTATCTGCAGTTTCCGTCACCGGGGCCGGGTAGATCGACACAATACGATTGGACGACCCGCTGAAGCCGAGAATGGTGAAATTCTTGGCGTTATTCGCGGCTGTCGCAAGGGTTGCGAACCGCAAGATCATGCCAACTCGGTAGCCCTTCGCCACAGGATCGCCCGACGCGAAAGTCGCGGTACCCGCAGCATCGAATGCAACGCTCGTGAAGTCGCTCTCGCTCGCAGTTACAGCGGCGGCCCAGGTGCTGCGAAACGACGCTTCAAGCGGCGCGGTGTAGGTCGCCGGGCTATACTCTCCCTTGAGCGAGCCCTCCACATGCATCGACCCCTGCCGGTTATCGACGTCCTGTTGATCCTCGCGGATTTCGGCCGGGACATAGTTGTCCGCCTTCAATTCAAGATTTGATTCCGTCCGGCGCATAACCTGACCGCCGGTCGCCACCAGATCGGTATCAGATACCGCGAGTGCATTCGACGTGATCGCGCCGCTGGCATAGGCCTTCACCGTAACGCGCGCTTGTACGCCTTCCGCAATAGACATTTAGATTCTCCATCAAAGGGAAAGCGCCGTCATCGCGACGGTGCGGGTTAGCGGCGGTTAGCCGATTTGGTCGAAGTAGAGAGAAATCTCAGCGACGGTGTAAAAGTAATTCCCGACTGGGGAATTCAGACCTGACGGCTTGATCGAAGATCCGTCACCACCTGGGAAAACCGTCGCGTCAAAGCACGAAATGTTGCTATCCCGATACGACCGAAACAGCGCTGCGATTTGTTCGGCAATCGCTTCAGCCTCGTCCAGTCCCTCGTCAGTCGGAACAAAAACGTAGGCATCGAGGCGCGCGGGATTGCGATAAAGATTTGCACCGCGGCCACCGCCGAACCCAACTAGCGACGCCCTGTCCGTGATGAATTCCCAATATACGAACGGCGACGGAGTGTCGGGCAACGCGGCATTACCGAGCGAATCTGCAGCTTCGTTCTGGCAGCGAAACGGCACCGGTGCGGAATGGCGATCGACAACGCCACCGCCCTCAAGCCTCGCCCTCATCGCCTGTCTGGCTTGAGTTGCTGTCGTGCTCACCCGAGGGCCCTGACTTCAATGCGGCAGAGCGAGCCGCCGGGATAGAAACCCTGGCCCCACTCGACCTTGCGCCATCCGCCGCGGATGAACATCTCGTCGCCAAGGTTCTTGCTGGGGATGCGAAGGTCAGATGTTACAGACGTTGAGTGTCCGCCCGGCCATTGTGCGGCATCAATTTCCGTCGGCGAGAAGATGCAAAAGAAATCGCTCTGGGCAAATCCCGCAGCCAATTGCTTGTCTGTCGGAGACCGAACCGCAGCGCGAATATCAACGCTAGTGTAAGCCTTATTCGTCACGCCAACCGAACGGCGAAGCTTGATGTCTTCACCGGCAATCGCGTTGCCTCTATCGAGAGCCGCAACGAGGTCGTTCATTTATTCTGCGACCAACTGGCGTGAGGCTGAGAGACTTCGGACGACCCATCGGAGCCGTCCGAAATAGGGCCGCCATTGGTGTTCTCAAGATCGGAAATCAGCTTATTGACCTCGTCTAGATCCTGAGCGGCGCCATCAAGCCGCTTGTGTGCTTGCGCGAACACCGCATTCCCGCGGTCCTGCGTTGACGTGATCCGGTCTGTCAGCTTCTCGGCCTGCAGATCAAGATCGTGATGCAGCCGCGCCAATGCAGCCGTGACGCCGCGGAGTTTCAGGCTCATGCGCTCTCTCTGGACTTGCGCGTGATGGACAAGGATGATGGCTCGCAGCCGGTCCACATCAGCGCACAGAAGCTTTTACGGAAAGAACCGTATTGGAATACGTCCCGGTCGACGTGATGACGGCGCGAAGCGACGACCCCAGCACGCCGTCATAAACACCCTCAGCAGCGAGAGCGACGTATGCCGTGACCGCCTTCGAAAGCAGCCCCTCGAGATTACAATGCTTCGTCGCAGACGCCGTCGTGAAATCAAACCGCGCGATATCTCGCCAGGTCGTGTCGTCGAAGTTCGTTTGCACCACGACAAAACAAGTCGTTCCGCCCGCACCGTAGGCAAACGCAGCCTCAAGCGTTACGGCCGTTATCCCGTCGAGATTGTCGATCGACGATAGCGCGACTGCTGTACGCGCAACGGTGATGGTTTCCGTTGCGAGGCTCTTGAGGCCGGGATTGTCCATGTCAAAAACCTCTAGGCGGCCACAGGAACGCGGTAATTGTCGAGAATGTCGACCACATCCGGCGTCATATTTCCGGCCTCGGCGCCCGTCGCAATCCAATACTGAACATCGCGGACACCCGGAATGTTCTCTTGCTTCAGCGTCGCGTCACGACCCTTCGCGCTATAGCGCTTCGTCACCATCCGGATAACCGCGTCTTCAAGATCCGCGGGGATTGTCGCGTAGCCGGCCGAATAGACTGCGGTGATTGGCGTGTTCTTCCAATTCCGCGGAAAGCCACTGTCGGTCACTCGCGTAAACTGCCCGTTCACGGGGTCGACGAGATAATCATCGGTGACAGCAAGCGTTTCGTCGTTCTCAACCACCGACGAAACCGCCGTTAGCGGCCACCTGGACAATTGAAGCGGCGCAACTCCGCCGCAGAAAAGTCGATTGAACGGCACCGGAAGAAACTGCTCCGAAACCGCCTCAACTACGAAAACACGGTTGCAATACTGTGCCGCAGCCTGCGAAGCACCACTGATATAGCGCCTCAGAACCGCATCGCTCGCCCCGGTCGTAATTCCCAACTCCGCCTTGACGTTCACAAGCGTCGTCAGGTCGTAGCTGGTAGCCGCTCCCGTGACGGTCAGGATCGATTGCATGGACCGGCCCTACTTCAGCTTGAGAGTCGGCTTGCTTTGGTTTGCCACAGCCCGCTCGGCCGGAGCCTGTATGGCGCGATTGTTCGGCGCCTGCATTGCCTTGGCCGTCGGTGCCTTAATCTCTTCCACGAGGCCGCGCGCAATGAGGGTGCGGGCCTGGCCGCCCGGCATATCCGGGACAATCGCACCAACCGAGAACCCGGCAAATGCTTTCACTACTTTGATCCTCATTCGGGAATTCCAGTCCAAACGGTTGAGGGCGCGCTATTGGCCGCGCTCCAGTCCTTCGCCGATTGCCAGACCGGGTCCATGTTTTCGTCGGGCCAGCGAACCATCAACTCGAGATGGCCAATGACCACTCGCGGCGCGAGAAAAAGGCTCTTGCCTTCCTTCTCCCACGCTCGCCAGAAGTGGATGTCGGGGTCTAGCTTCCCGTCTTTCCAGTCGCCGTCGGCGTTTGGTGTGCCGAGAAACCACGGCCGCGACAGGACCTGCAAAGCAGAAACCTTGATCAGCGTAAGCCCAAAATGGGCCTGCCTGACCTTGACGAGATCAACTTCGAAATCAGCGCGATCGACTTCGACATTCTTGCCGTTCTCGGAAACCGTCCGCGTGTCGGCCGAAAGGCCAAAGAGCGGCTTGTCACCATGGCGGCTTGATTGCACGGGCGCGATGGCGTCCGCTTCCGGATGCACCATCGCAAGTTGGATCAATTTCGAGACGTGACCGGCATTGAAGACGCTGTCGTAATCCAGGGCCAACAGATAGTCGGCCGAACCGTCCTCAAGAACCCTATCCATCGCCAGCGTTAGGGATTGATCCCAAAAGGCGCCAGTGACGTTCGTAAAATCAATTCCGAGCCGTGGCAGCGACGTAATCGCGCTGTTCCACATATCGTTGAAGCCGAGCCGTGGCGTCGTCATGACGGCCCGGATCTTCGGCTGCGGCTGCGCGGGCTTTGTCCCTGCAATATTCAGAGAGACCGGCAGAGCCGCGCAATCGTTCGGAAGTTCGGACTTCCACGGCCGAAGCAGAACGAGACCGGCTGCGGCCATTGCCGCCTTCAAATGCTCCGTATCGAAAAGCGCCTTGTGAAAGTCGGCGCCATCAACCTGGCCGCCCATCACATAACCCTCGGTCGGGATATGTGCGCCGGCCAGATAGTTCTCTGCGATCAACCGAAAATCAGGGACCGCGATTCGCAACTCGCCGCCGGGCTTGAGCACCCGGACCCACTCCTTCAGAACATCCGCAATTTCTGCGTGCGGGAAATGTTCGAGGACGTGAGATGCCCTTATGATTTCGGCCGCGCCGTCGTCATATGGCAGCGGATATACCGTCGTGCCGTTCACGTTCCCGCGCGGCACAAATCCTTCCGGCGAAACGGTGCCGGCACCAAGATCGATTTTCATTGATTTTCGCCTTTGTCGGAAGGCAACGGGGATGGACCGACATCCACCCCCGTCTATTCAGCGCTGAGGTTTGGATTCCGCTGTCGGGCGGAATTCGGAAGTTACGCCTCGATCAGAGCCAGAACGCCGGCCTTGGCGGCGGTCGTCGGCGCCTGATCCAGCCAGTGCAGATTGGCAACGGCGAACACGGTCTGCGTGGTACGCGGACTGTCCGCGATCTTGATGTACCGCTTCTTACCCTGCAGGTTCAGATTGAACTTGTAGAGGTTCGGATTGGTCGTATCGGCGTTCGGAATGGTCCAGTCGGTGCCGCCGACGGTGCCGGAAATGTCGGAATAGCCGGTGGCGTCGGTGATGTCGCTGTGCTGCAACTTCAGGACCGATGGCTTGTTCGAAACGACATCTGCGGTCGTATGAACAATGTCGATCGTAAGATGCTTGGCACGGCCACCCGAGGGGGAAACGGTATCGATCGCGGTTGCCGTCGCGGTCGCGCCGTTGGTTACAGAAGCCGAGGCAATCGCCAGGGCAAGACGGGGCTGCGGACGCATGGTCCTTCTCCAATGCTGATGATGATGTGATGAAAGCTGGTTTGGCCGAAGGCCCCGCCGCATCTAGCGGCGAGGCGGTGTCATGCGATCAGAGTTACTCGCCCATCAGAGCGACGACGGGACCGGCAACCGCGGTGGTGCCGATGTCGTGCACGTTGATGTCGAAGCGCTCCGTCGCCTTGATCGCGATCTGATCTTCGGCGAACTTGTATTCGGTGGAGCGGGCCACTGCCATGCCGCGGCGATTGCCGAAGCTTGCGGACAGGCCGATGTCGCCGAACAGGATCATTGCCTGATCGGACAAATCGCCGGTCGAAGTCGGCAGGCTCGGCGAGATCTCGACGTCGAAGCCGAGATAGCTGTGAACCACGGCACCGGTCGCATCGTTCTTGCTGATGCCGCCCGAAGCCTGGATCAGGCGCTGGAACACCATCGCCCACGCCATCTGCGAGCAATAGAAGACGGGCTTGCCGCGGACATATACGTACTGCGGAAGCTTGCCCATCAACAGCGACAGGTCGGTCGCGTCGATTTCGGCGAAGGTGTCGTGGCCCGAGGCGGCATCGACCGAGCCGGCGAGCGAGGCAACACCATCGTTGAAGTATTTGGTGAAGCCCTTGATGCCGTGATAGGTCGACGTACCGTCGCCAGTGAAGCCGGCGGTGTCTTCCGTCACAGCGAAGGCGTAGGCCATTTCACCGACGAGAATATCGCCGATGTTCACGGCCGCGTCTTCGTCGAGCTCAGACGACATCAATGTGAGAACGCCCCACTTGTTGGCGGTCAGCTTGACGTTGTCCCAGCCGGCCTGCGACGCGGTGATCGCGGTACCCTCGCCGACGGCATAGGCGGTGAGACCACCCACGCGGCGCGGAACGTTCATGGTGTCACGGCCCATCGGCATGACGGTGCAGAGCCGGCGGAACATGCCGTATGCATCGCGCAGATCGATGATGTCGAAGGAGAACTCTTCCGGCACCAGGAAGCCACCAGCGCTGTTGACGCCTTCGGACTGGGCGCGCTGCAGGATGATGCCATTCTCACGGCACCAGGTCGCGGCCTTCTCGTTGCCCCAGAGAGACGCCATGGCGAACTGGCCGAAACGATGAGCGCGCTCCAGCGCATCCGGGCCCTTGAAATTCTTCAGGGCCGAATGGCGTGGGCGGCGGATCAGAGTTTCCGCGACGCTGCGGGCACCATCGCCGGACGGGCGCGCGAGTGCGGCCGACTGCTTCTGGGCATCCTCCATGCGGTCGATCTTGCCCTTGATATCGGCAATCTCAACCTGCTTGGCCTCGTACTTCTTGGCATCCGCGATCACGTCGTCGGTGTTCAGTTCATCCACCGCCTTGCCGAGCGCCTGGCGGAGTTCATTCAACTTGCTCATTGTTTTCTCCTGATGAGCGTGATGACCGCTCGCGCGGCCGGGTATCCCCGCCAGAAAGGAAGGGGAGTTCGTGTGTTCAGATTTGTCGGGGTGTTACGCGGCGGCGGAGTTGTCGATCTCGTGCCGAAGTTTCATTGCCTGCGCGCGTCGGACGCGGAGTTCTTTGTCCGGGTCGCTGGTAGCGACAGCGTCCGGAACGATTTCTTTTTCTTCAGCCTCTGCAGGCGCATCAACCAAGCCCAGGAGGATGTCACACGCCTGCGTCATATGGCCGTGAGCGTCGCGAACCTTCTTTTCGGTATCGGCCGAAATCACCTTGCCGGCCTTCACGACACCAAGATCGCGCATTTTGACGCGGCCCGCACGGAAGCAGCGCGCGGCAATGCTCTTGCCTTCCTTGACGTAATCGACATCGGCAGCAGCCATGCCGATCAGGTCCGGTTCTTCGGTGTAGGTCGACAGGAATTCCGAAACCTCTTCCTGTGCCATCGCCATGAAGGCATCGGCGAGATCAAAAAGAATATCGACGAGCATGTTGGGGACGTTGCTGCCGTCGCCCTCCATCTCCGCTTCCCACTCCGACCAGTTTGTGAGCATACCGAGTTCGGAAAGCAGGCTGGCCATGCAGCCGAGATCGTAAAGGCCCTTGGTTTTGCGGCCAAGGATACGGCGCACCAGCAGCGCAGAGCGGCGCCTGCCCTTGTCAGATGGCAAAATTTCCGTTTCTTCGACGGACGATTCAGCCATGCCAAGCCGCGCGATATCGATGCCGGCCGCGCGGGCCAGCGCCAGCGCGTTTTGATTCGCCGGCAGCGGCACGATCGAGATTTCCATCAGGCTTTGGCGCTTGAAGTCGATACCGCCCGGACGGCTCTTGTCTTTTGTCGCCGCCCATTCCAGCGGCGTGAAGCCGACCGACACAGCATTGAGGAAGCCGCCCTTGACCATCTGGTAGACGGTCTCTGCCGTTGGATTGACCGAGGCTTCCATGAATTCGATATCGCCAACCAGGCGCGCGCCCTGGACGCGGAGGTTCTTGGCCTTGCCGACGACGTATTCCGGCTTGGACGAGTCGTGACCGAATAGCGCGACGGGGTTGTTTTCGAACGCAGACCAATCCCAACCGCGGGCGGCGATCGTGTCGCCGTAAAGGTCGACCGACTCATCGGAGAACACAAAGGTAACGGTACGCGTCTCTGCAAGAACCGTCGGCTCGCCAGTCAGCGCAAGTCGGACAACCGAAGTCGGGGCAATTGTGGCGCCCGCCCCGGCGGCGACCAACTTGCGAAATTCGGCGATGTCGACGATTTTGGTCATCTCTTAATCCTTCGTATCGTTCGCGGCGCCGGGGTCCGGCAAAGTCCCGTCATTCGGTCGGCCCGCGCCGTCCGCCGCAGTGCCGCTCATGTCAGAGCCGCTTGAGGCGAGATTGACCGGTGTCAGCAGAACGTCGCCGCCTTCAAGTGGCGGGTCGCCATTTTCAGCGCGGCATTCGTTTTGCGTAGAAATGCCGGACATGATCTTGAGGCGCTGGTTGTTGATGCGCGTGGCCTCTGCGGCCCGCAGCAACCGGCGCTCATCGAAGTCGGCGACAAGTCCTTCTTTATCGAGTTCGAATTTCTGAACGAACTTTTGTTCCCACGCATCCAGGTCGGGCATGATCGTGGTGTTGACGTAAGCCTGATCGGCGTCGTCGAACTTGATGCGCGCAATTTCGCCGGGGACACCGAGCTTATAGAGTGGCATATCAAACCAGCGCGCCACATCACTGACCGAAAATTGACGTTGAGCGATGAACTCAAGATCCACCGAACTCAACTGCATCGCCGACCACTTGAGGCCCTCCTCAAGAATGGCGGTGCGGCCAGCGTTCTGAATGCCGGACCTTAGCTGCTCCCATTGCGTGCGGAGCCTGTCAGCCGCATCTTTCGAAAGTTGCTTGTCGGTCTGCAGCACACCGCTAGGCCGAGCGCCGTTCGCCATGAACCGCGCGGCTTGCTGCTCTAACCCAAGTGCAACGCCGAAAGAATCCCGCGCTATCGAAATGAGCGACAGGCCAACCAGCATATTGAAGCCGAGATTCCGAAGATGGAAAACGTCATCCTCGGGGATCATTAGCGGAGTATCGCGCAATATGGCGTTGAGGAACGTGCTGCCCCTCGAAACGCAATAAAAGATATAGCCGTCCGGAGTCTCAAAGTGGCTGACGCTGTCCGGATTGACCGGGATCAACGAAATTGGATTGCCGCGGCCATCTCGCAGAATTACCGCGTAGGCATTGCCCCGCAGCAAGTATGCCGCGTGCATCTGCCGGCACCACTCCGTCCATGTCTGCCACGCGTTAGGGCGAACGAACAGCTTGGCGACAGGATGCTTCTTGATCGGGGTCTCAGACCGCGCGCTGTCTTCCTTCATCAGTCGCGGCTGGCATCGGGCCACGTCTTTTGATCGGATTGACGTGCATGCATAGACAGTCGAAACGCTTATCGCTGTCGACTGATTTACCGAAATGCCGGAAGCGGACACTCCATTTCCGAGATACGGCACCCACGACGCATCATCGGTGCTGAAAGTTGATTTGCTAACCAAGCCCAAGGAGACGCGGGACATCGACGTAAGTCCGCCCATTATCGGACACCGAAGATAGCAACAGCCGCGATGATGACTCCAGGCACAACAATTGCTGCAGGCGGGTAGACGGACGACAGGCCAAGCCAGATCAGACCACAGCCGCCGAACAAAAGGATCTCGCGGAAGCTAATGGGCGCTAGCAAGAACCTCGTGGCCCCAGCTACGCCGGTCGAGATAGCCCGAGAAACATTCCGGACTCGGGCTGATAGCTTCATCGGAATTTCCTTAGACCATCAGAATCGACCGGGTCTCATATACGGATGGACCGCCAATCGGCTTTGGATTTAGTGACATCTCGGCGACGGCGTCGAACCCAGCCATCAGCGGGTCAACCTTGCCGTAGCCCGAAGCATCTCGAGCAATTCGCATTCCGGTCCCGGTCGCTTCAACGATCGCATTGCCGGCGCACCACGCCATCATGCGGCGCCCGCCGTGCTTGAACGAACCATCGGCCAGCTTCCGCTCTACCGTCTTGATCGCGCCCATCAGGGCGACGCCCTGGCGCACGCCGGTTAGCAATTCACTTTCTTGCGTGACGCCGATTTTGGCGAGTTCGTCGACGATGGAGCCGAGGCCCGCCGGGTCGACGCCGACCTTTGCCAACTTCCCCGAGTCCAAACACTGCTTCACGATGTCGACCACCGCGGTGACATCGTCCGGAAGGCGCTCCACAAGCGTCAGGTCGCCGTCTTTGATAAAGTCCTCATAGAGGGCGCGGTTGGCCTTGCGACGCTCCCAGCCTTCCGGGGAGATGAAGGCGTGCGCCCAGCCGAGCCACGTCCCAGTACCCTTTTCGCGCCCCAGCACGAACACGCCAAGAAGATCGTCGAGCCCGCCCCCGTCACCACCTATCGTCAGAACTTCCGACCGGCGGATAACCTCAGCGAGAGTGAGGCCCTTTTCATTTCCTCGAGGCCAGAGTGTGGCTCCAGCCCACCCATCGGAGCGAAGTGCCTGGTCAACCTCAACGTTGAAATGCTGCGAGGCCAGCAGCGCCATTGCGTGCGGTCCATCCTCCTCGGCCTTCAAGAGCTCAGACGCGAGAAACTTTTCATTTGTCGATCGGCCTAGGTTCGGATTAACGCACGGCCAGTATTTGCGCTCTTTCCAGCCGCCGTCTTTCGAGATGCTGACCGGCAACTCATACAGCACCGGCAGCAGAGGCAACTTCATCTTGCCGTCGCGCACCGCGCGGGCCATGGCCAGTTCTGACTTGAACACGCCGGACGGCGGGGTTTTCGATTGCGTCGTAGTCTGGAACAAGAACCCATCGGGGCGCTTAGTCAGCGCGCCGCGGAGCTCCACGAAGATTTCTTTGGCGTTCGACCGCTTCGCAAAGACGTGCGTCTCGTCGATCATCGTTCCGGACGCCTTAGACCCGGTGATGACGTCGGTATCTGCGGCTTTGATCTGCAGTGTAGCGCCGGAGCGCCGATGCGTGACCTTTCGGACGTGGTCCTGAATCTGGAATAGTTTGTCGAGATCCGGGTCTAGCCGGATGGTGCCCTTCGCCTGCTTGAACGCGATCGTAGCAATTTCAATGGTGGGGGCGATAAACAGAAACTCGGCTTCCGGCCGGCGGTTAACGATGGTGGCAGCCACCATGACAGCGCCGCCGTTCGAGCTCTTGCTGTTCCCCTTCGGGATGAGCTCGAAAATCTCTTGGATCATCCGGACGTTGTTGTCGGGGTCATACGACCCGAACAGCGCCGCTACGATCGGGAAGAACCAATCCCCGCATGCCTCGGCCATCGTCGGCGTACCGATAACGTCCGGCAGTTTGAGCCGCTTGAACACCCTCAGGGCGCGAGCGGCCTCCGATTGGAACAGCGGAAGATCCGGGACCAGCGGGCGGCCCGCCAGTATTCGATCTTCCCAGTCTGGGCACGAGAGATCCCAGTCATCCATCAGTTAGGCCGGCCGACGACGCCCGTATCGAGATCGTCACCCCAGCCCGAACCCTGGCCGGCGGTCTTGGCGTCCTCTTCGGCCTGCTCCTTTTTGCCCGGCGCGGCGTCGTTCAACTTCGCCAGCGCGGTCGCGAGATAGTTTGCCGTCTTCGACCTGGTCTCATGGTCTAGCGACTTCATCAATTTAGCCCGAGCCGACGAGTCCTTCTCGCCGTTGACGTAGTCCTCAATCATCCCGGCGATCGTTTCGTGGTTCCGGTTTAGGAATTCCATCTCGTCCATCAGCGCCAGGATGATATTCCGGCCGCGGGCGGTGAGATCCTTAACGGTCGCCGATGCAATGGCGCGGGCCTTTGATTCTGACCGGCTTTGTTCTGGTTCGCGTTCTGGTTTGCATTCAGGTTCGCGGGGCGGCAGGTTCGCATCGGGCCGCGCCCATCCGCGCTTCTTGGCTTCCTTCCGGATGGCCGTATCAGAAAGGCCAAAACGCTTGCCTAACGCCCTAATTGAAAGGGCTTCGCTGCAATATGCCTCGCCGATCTGGATCCAGTCCGTAGAATTTCCTTCTCTAGTTCGCATTATGGTTCGCACCAACCCAAATTCCCATTAACCCAAAAATTCTCTGGGTGGCTCCCCATGCGATTGCCGCTCCCCGGTGCGGTTCTGCAAAGATACCCCCTATCATGCCACCGCTTGAAGGAATGGCATGACGGTCTGTCCAGCCGCTGTGGCGCCGCCCTTAGCTAGGTTGCACGACCGGCAAGCGCACTGAAGATTGTCCCATGTATGCGACCCGCCCATAGCCAACGGGATTCTATGATCCAACTCAGGAGCGCGCGGAGATTGGGTACCGCGCAGCCGCTTCGGCGTCTTAGCGCCACATATCATGCAACGATAGCGATCGCGGGCCAGCACAGCATGCGGAGACACCGGCTGGTAGGTCACACCGTAACGACGGGCACGCTGCCTATGATTGTCGCCACGGTGGAACGCCCGGCAACAGTCCTTGGTGCAGAAGATATTCTTCTTCCCCTGCTTTAGTTGGGGCGGGAACATCTCACCACATCGCTTACAAGGAATGGGAAGCGGAGACGGTCGCGATGCCCGACGCTGCGTGGCCGCAGTTGTGTATAATTCCTTAGCCTTTTGTCTTTTGCATTCTGCACAAGTCTTTGCCGCCCGAGAGATCACGCAGCCACACGGGCATGTCTTAACTTCTAATCTCTTAGCCTTTGCTTGGACACCGTGGCGCAGTGCGACCCGCTCGCTTCTCGCTTCACCAGCGCATTTCCGCGAGCAGAACTGCCCTTCATTGGTTAGGCCCCTACGAGCGGCACCGCTTAGGCTTCTGATCCAGAAAGTCTTGCTGCATTTTTTACACGTCCGCTCATTGCGCTTGCGAGCGTTAGCTGCCCGAGTCTGGTGAGCCTTGGCTACGCGGATATGCTTACAGTCGGCGCAATAGGACCTAACGGATTGCTTGCTAAGAACTATCTTGCCGCAGTTCTTGCAGGAGTGTTCCCGAACTGCCCTGACATACCCATGCTTAGGCGCGGCCTGGACGGCCTCGCAAATGAACTGCGATGTCATTGAAATCCAATCCGCTGTCGGGCGGTCGGGGAATCAGTTAGAGGCGCGTGCGCGCCTAACGATATTTGTCTTCAGTGTATGATGACTGCCGCAGAGTGCTTGGCCGTTATCTGGGTCCAAGGTCGCGCCGCCGTCGAACCGTTCATGAATGTGGTCTGCAAATATCCGATCGCCACGCACCGATGATGCTGCGCAGCGAACTCCATTTTCAATCCACTCACACCGCCAACCAGCGCGCCTGCATACATCGAGACGCCAAGCCCTGTGCTCTGGCGTCAGTAGCTCGGCATCTGCCTGCTTAGGCCTGGGTTTGGCAGTGCGGGTATCGTGTGTGGCCAAGCGCGGCTTGGTGACGCGCAGCGTGGCCATCTAGTGGTCAGCGCGCGCCAGCCGAACGCAGCAGCGCATGACCGGTACGGATGACCAAAGACCAGAACATCTGCTTCATTTTCGGAATCTCCAGGCTCAGGCCGGACAATCACATGGCAACTCAGGATCGGCCCGACCCATCGTCAGGTCATCGCCGGCAACAGGTACGCCAGCCATCGCAGCGATTGTTCGAGCGCGGCGTTCGGCTTCTACCTCCCAGTCGTGAGCGCCGCGGAAGACTACTGCATCATCCATAGACTTGGCGTAGGGGTTGAAGTGCCAGTCGCGAGCGGCTGCGGCTGCGTTATTCAGATTTTGAATGGAATGCCAGAGCGTTTCGCTAGCCGTGGTCAGGGCACCGATAGTGCGATCTCGGATTGCAGACGGGCGACGATCGTTGAGGTGGATTACTTCGCCCATAAACGCGCCTCCAAAGCACCCGCCCATCACATACGGCACAGTCATCCAGTCCGTGGATTCATAGGGCACGCCAGCGTAGACGACGCTGCCGATAACCTGAACGGCCGGGGCTTCACTAGCTTTGGTCTCCGGAGATTCCTTCTCCAGACCCCTGGCTGCTTTGGCGATAGCGTCGAAATCAAAGACGATCGAACTCATGCTAGCCGCCCGTTTCCTCAACGTAGCTGAGACTAGCCAACCGCTCACCCGTAGACCGAAACTGCAACAGCGACGGTCGCGGCTCGAATAGCTTGCACATATCAAGGCCTACGCCGTCCGCTAGCCGTGATGGAACGGCAGGTTCGCTAGCCCGTAGACCGACAGAACCGACAATATCCCCAGCAACAGGGCTGAGAGTATCGCTGTCCATTTGATGGCGGTTGGCATTCACGCTGCGTTCCAGAGGGGTTGAAATGGCTGGGGCTCGCCAGCCGGCGTCGAGTAGCTTTCGGACTTGCCGCAATCGAGGCAATACCAACTCATGGATGACGAGCCGTCGCTACAGGCCGAGCCGCTACCTTGTCGGCGCTTGTGCTGACAGCGGGGCGGCTCCACGAACATTCCCCAGTGAGAACAGATAATCACGAAACCTTCTCTTTCGATGACATGATCTGGCACGACGCGAAGAACTGGTGATCACCCTTGACCTGGGCTGCTTTCTTCAGAGCTTCGTCAACCTTCTTTGCGCAGTCCGCGATAGACGGCACCTGCTTTTGGATCATTGGCTGCGCCTGACCGGGCAACAGGAGGATGACTGCGAAGAAGATCATTTGCATTGCAAGATCCTCGGTTTTGGCTTCCGACTGGCCGGGCCACCATCTCCGGTTTATGGCAGAGCGGGTTAGTGGCTGTTGATGCCGATCCCATCGGGTAGCTAGTTTGCCCGACCGGCTGCAGTCAGAATTGAAGCCCGGCCGAAGCGCGGGCGGTGACGGCCAAAACCTTTGAGTTGGGCGTCTAGCCCGATGAGGTGCGTTTTGCCGCCTGTCTGAATTTGGGGCCGCTAGCTTTGGCCATATCCTCTTTTCACCGACAAGCGGTGCGAGTCCCGCAATGCGGGGATGAATGATCCTGTCGTGTGGCTCCTTAGCCCGGCATGCGCCCGTGATCATTCAAATCAGCCGCGACATCCAACCGGATATCCGACCGAACCAGATTCCACGCATAGACGATTTTTCGGAACGCGCAACTACTTCTTGGGGTGAATCGTATCTATCGCTGTGGGTAACTATTCACGGGGTCGTGACATTAATGTTGGGCTTTGGCCGTAGAGGGGAATGGTCAGGGTGGCAGGATTTGAACCTGCGACTTCCGGCTCCCAATGCCGGCGCTCTACCAAGCTGAGCTACACCCTTGTTAACAATCAGTCCCACCGATCGATGCGATAGGAACTCCAAGCGCCGTTGGCGAAGGCCCGCAACGTGCAGTCCGCTGCTGATTTGCGGATATCATAGCCGCAAGCCGACGCTTCGTCACGACCGCTTATGCTAGCCGATCTCGAATATGCCTCGATGGTCGCTCGCGCGCCATGCACTTCCGCACGCAGGCACTCGGGAAAGAGCGCGTTGCCGGACTCCTTGGTGTCAGCGCAGCCATTGAGCACGAGGACCACGCCCTCACCGATGAACGGCATGGGCTGGCTTCCCCACATATTGGGGAACGGCGCGATCGTGATCACCTTCGCCCATGTGCCAGGCAGCAAGCCCCACTGAGAGGCCGGCGAGCCATTCGGGTAAACATACCACGCAACCGGATTCCGCTCTTCCTCACGGTCCCATTTAAGGATTGGCGGCGCATCAGCGTTGACGGCGGTCGTCAGCGCAATGAACCGTCCAGCGTGAGGGACAAGGATCTCCAGCCGCTCCGCGGTCGGCAGGACCGTCCGGGTGAACTTGTCCCACGTCATGGTCACGGCAGGAAGATCGACGGGCCGAACGTTGGCGTCGCCTTTCGCCTTCAGATGGCCGAACACGCCGCCGGCCGGCGCGGCTTCCTTCGCTACGGCGGGCACCCAATCCGTTTGCAACTCGCCCCGCCGAGCGAAGCGTCGCTCCAGCGAGGGGGCGATGCCCAGCTTGGCGACCAACTCTTCGGCCGCCTTAATGTTGCCGGCGGTCGGCGCAACCTGAGGACGCTGATAAATCAGCGATCCTAGTTTGGCGTCGAAGCGCGCCTTGATCGTATCGAACGGCAGGCCAGCGGCGATATCCTCCAAGAGAGACCCGACAACCGACGCGCGGGGGTGACAGTAACCTTCTGGCGCAGCGGCGATCTCGCGCCATATGACATTCTCACCCAACCTTCCCTTGGGGCGATCGTGCAGCGCTCGGAGCCATTTGACCGGCGCGATAAATTTTTCGCTGCGGGCAACAGCTCCGGCCTGCAATATCCGGATGGCCTCGTCCAGTATGGGGACCTTCATCTCTCCCAGCGCCGTTGCGACCGTCCGAAAGTTTTCCTTTGCCGCAGCCATGGCCTGCCCGGCCGTTAGCGCACCCTCGCGGTAGACCAGCGCGGCAGTTGGCACGACAGATAGATGAGACCATTCTCCGGTCTCGGGCATCCCCCAAGTCGGCTGATTCGTCAGGAAAACGGACGTGACGCGGGCTTTCTTCACCCGCTCGAATAGGGCCGCAAAGGCGGGCTGGTAAAAGTCAGGGACGCCCTCCGGATTCCACATAGCTGGCGCCGTCGCGCCATTCTCGGCGATGGCAACTAGGCCGCCGTAAGTCTCAATGAAGCGCCGGCAGCAACTGCAATTGTGTACCTGCCGCTCGGCCGGCAGTGCGTCGAGATAGAGATCATTCAAGCCTGCGACATCGGTCTGAAACAACTTGCCGCCGCCAGCAATGGTTGCATGGAAAGACGCGCGGGCGCTCGTCAGGAGAGCGCTATAGTCGTGATCGTGGTTCGGGTTTGCACTGACACTGGTTACTACCTTCTTCGCTTTAGCCTTCCGGTTCGGGTGGTTGATCATTGGTCGTCTCCGCCCCTGAAAATCCCCGAGGCGCGGGAATACTATTGACGCGTGACCCCTCACAAAACTTCTCGTCGGAACCAAGTGCCGTCTACATATCGGCCCAAGGTCCAGCACTGATCTTCCTCGCCGCTTTGATCGTAGACGGTCATTAGATAGCCCACCTCATGGAAGATCGCTACGGTATCAGGATCGACGGGGATGCGGACTCTGCCTTCCGTGCGGAAACCAAAGCCGCCACCGACCGGCAGCGCCATAAACTCGCCGTGTGTTTTAGGACGCTCTTTGTTCATGCCGCCACCACCTGAGATGCGTCAATCATTGCTTACTTCCTTGGTGACTTTCTAGGATCTCCGCCACGCGGCGATCTGTAGCCTCCATATCACGCCGAAATGCGGCGAGCTCCATCTGGCGTTCTTTGGTCTTTAGTTCGTGCGCCGCCTTACCGATCGCACGTTCCGCAAAGTCACACCACGACAGACATTCTTTTCTCATCCGCGAGTCCGCAAGCCCAGAGCACCAAAGCCGTGCCTGCCCCAACATTTGCGTGGCCCGATCAACCTGCTCTTGTCGCGGCCATGTCGCATTAACGAATATGAGTTTACTACTCACCAGCCTGAGTGACGCCATTCTCCACGCGCGCGCGTCTTCGTCCGATTCGAACCATCCCATCATGCCGCCCTCACCTGTGACCCATCAACTTCTACTTCAATTTCGCCGCCTAGCCCAGACAGTAGCATGCGGATACGCCCGTTCTTGTTGAGCTTCTTCATCTTCCCAATCCAGTCGTCGTAAGGGCCGCTATCGATCTTGGCGAGGCCTCCTTCCACGAACGGAATCTTCAGCTTGTCCGAACCTGTCCGTTGGGCTTGTTCGTAGGCCGAGAGTTTATCTTCTTCCTGCCTGCGTATTGCGTCCATGAGTGCGCCAGGAATCGAGGCTGGTGACAACTCGCCTCGTCCGTCCGGTGTTTTAACGTAGCCCGAAACTCCAGGCACAGCCTTAGCTGCCATGAACGCCTCGTTGCCTGTCGTGAATCTAATGAACGCGTAGCCGCGGAACATCGGCTCTGAAATCTTCTTCCAGACCTTCTTGCCGTTCTCGTCTTTCAACTGGCGCTGATTACGGTCCTTCACGGCTTGAGCTCGATACACCATAGGACAGAATGCAACGAACTTCCTTGCTATGAGTCCAGCAGTAGCTGTGACTTCACGTTGGGGTTCGGTAACGAGGATGTACCAGCGTTCTTGGATTTCAGTTGCCACGTATCGGCCTCTAGTTTTGGTGATGCAGGAACGCGATGGTTACGCTAGCTGAGATTTCACTTTTCGATGATGCGTCGCCATTTGGTGCGGCGCTGCTCTTTCCATGACCGCTGCACATGACGGCACAAATCATCCCAAAGCGACGGAAGCGCAAGCGGCCCACGCGAACGGCGAAGTTTGACCTCGCCAACGTCAGCGAACCAGCGGCGGCGCTCCTGTGTCGTCCTCATGTGACGTAGCCAACTCATGTCGATTCCAATTTTGTGATGTGGGGGGACGCGGTGGCTTACCCTAGCTGGGGTTTCTGGTTTTTTGAGCGCGACGATTCATACGCAGTATAGCGATGGCAAGCGATCCGCCGTCTCCATTACGACGCCACCTGATACCCTGCAGCGTTGCGATGACCGCCGCCGCCGAATTTCTTGGCTATCTCCGAGACGTCCAGACGAGAGTCTTCCGACCTAAGCGAGTACTGGATCATGCCGTCACCGCGACGGAACCAGCATGCGGTAAACGGAGAGCCCGGAAACCGCGTTAGCATCGCGTGTGCCATGTCGCTGGCGTAATGGTAGGGGACGTTGACAACCGGAACGAGGTGGCCGTCAATCGTGTCCATGTAGGCGTCACCCATGAACTTCTTAATGTTGGCGTTGTGCGAACGAAGGATGCCAGCGCCCTGGCTGATCAGGTCAGCCGTCGATTCGGCAAGCCTGTCCCAGAGATTGAATTCCTGTTCGTATGTGCGCAGCGAGGCCGAGAATTGTTTCGTCGCATCGCCAACGCCATAGCTGAAGCGCCAGAGGTCGCGATCCTCGATATAGCGCAAAAACTCTGGAACTGGCTTATCTTGCCGCGCAAACTTCCAAGCCATGACGGCGCCGGATTGCTCCATATCGAACCACGCGAGGATCGGCGGCCGGCTAAGGTCATCCATGTGTCCCAGTGCCACATTAATGTCTTCGGGGCCGAACCATTCAGCGCCGCGCGTTACCTTGAACGGCTCTAGATCCGCCTCGGCGGTCTTATGGTGGTCGATGATGACGATCGACTTAGCGACCTGCGCCATCGCATCGATCTCGGGGCGTTTGGCCGAGAAGTCGACGAACAGCACATGCTTGCCACCAACGTCGGGCAACGGCTTGCCGTAGACACCCGGAACATATTCAACTTCGTTACCCCAGCGCTTCCAGATTGCCCAAGCAGCACCGAAACCGTCATCGCAGTTCCCATGATAAATACAAATGTCAGGCTTCCACATCGCTCGAACCTTTCCGTTCGTTATACTTCCTCAACCAGTCCCGATCTCGAACTAGCCGCCTATCCTCGTCTTTCGTTCCTGCAATGATACGGCCCTCTTCCTCGATAACTGGTAGCTGAGGTTTCTGGATTTCATCTGTTGAGCCGTCGGAGGGGTTGCGGATTGGGGTCATCGTGGACGTGCGCAGTCTGGGTTTCCCCACTTAATTGACCAACTGCCGCCAGCCTCAACGCACGATTTCAGCATGAACGCGCGCTGCTTCGCTTCCTCGACATAGTACCGAGATGACCTGTCGGCGAGGGCGGCGACACATAGCACCAACGCAGTTGCCCAAATAACATAATTCTTCATTGCAATATCCCTCATCTAAACTGCCTCTCCACCAACTCCCGTAACCTCTGCTTATTGCCTTCCGTCATAGACCAGCCGACACTCCACAGTGTTTCAATCTGGATATCGTGAGGCTTGAGAGCCTTACGGATGTGGCACATGTAGACGTCGATGACCCGGTCATCCGGCCTATCGTTGCACCCATCGTACAGCGCGACCATTGCCTGATCTCGGCTCACGCGCTTGCGGTGGAGTATCAGACCGAGAAGCTTCGTCGGCGTGAACGACAGTCCAAGGACATAAAGCTGATCGTTCTTCATGCCTAGAATTTGTTCTAGTTCCTCCACACGGTCGCGGAGCATTTGGGTTTCACTAGATGGGGTGACGGCGAGTGTGTTCATGCCGGCACGCTGTCGGTCTTGAGCATGGCAGTGAAAATGGAGATGTCGGTTTTTCGTTCGACGATGGGGCGGAAGCGGCGAGCCCTGAACCCATACTCGTCACCACACGGATGCAGTTGGTTGATGATCTCTTCTAGGAGGATGCCCTCAGGTTCGTCTTCCTGGCGATAAACCGACCTGACCGTATAAACCGCGCCAAGAACCGGCCTACGCTTACCGCCCCAATTCAGAGCGCCGCCTGAAGCGTCGATGCAAACCACTTTCTGTCCGACTCGAAATGTCATCACCCGCCCCTCGCCTTATCCTGCTCAAGCCTTACGTCCCAACCGATATACGCCGCTACGATTGGATGTTGCTTCACTAGCCGTTCGATCTCGGATCGTTCCATGCTTTCGTATGTGGCGAAGAAGGGCCATTCGCGGTTGTCAGGTGGGCGGACTGGGGTGCGGCTCATTTCTCAAGCGCCGGCCGAACTACGAATCCGCAAATCCACGACGTGACAATTAAAAATACAACCTCGCCGCCGTCTAGCGGCTTACACAAGGCAAGAACAATCGCGGCGATTGGGGCCGCCAGATTTAGCCAGACGAGCCAATAGACCGAGAAATCCTTCATGCCGCGTTCTCCGCCTTGGCATCGGCTGCGGTAATTTTAAGTTTGGCTAGGCGATCAAGTTCCAGCATCTCGCGATGAAACCCATCGTCGACCTGCTCGGTCCAGTAGCCATCATATTTTGCCGCGAGAGCGATAGCCTTGAGTCGGCCGACAGCGACCATCGCAGCCTTGTACGATCCTGTCGTGGCGACCAATTCGGACATGATAGCGGCGGCTCGCTTTGACAGCCCCTCGCGCTCCAAAACAGATCCAGCTTTCCGGAGACGCTTCGCCCATTCCAAATGCAAAATTGTCACGCCGCATCCTCCCCTGATGTCTGAAGCTTCTCTCCGGTGGCTACATCTCGAGTTGATTTGAGACAACCAGATAAATGCGCCGCTATTTTTGCCCGCATCGACGCCTCTTGCTCAGGTGTGAATTCGATAAGCGGCTCGGCGTTCACCAGATCGGCCAGACGCCGCCGCATCGCCTTGACGGCATACACCTCTGATAGAGCTAGTTCGCGTAGTGTCGATGGCACCGGCTGCCATTTGTAATCGTGCTTCGGGCCACACTCAGAGCGATTCCACTTCCGCAGCGCTTCCTTCACGGCCCAGAACGGAACATCATCCAGCGCGTCCATGTAGGCTTCGCCCTTGGCCTCAGCCGCGAATTCGCCGCTCTCGCGTCCAGCTAGGACCATCGTCATCTTGGACACGGCAATCATCGTCGCCTCAGCGTTCTTAGGGTTAACCTCCGGCGTCATGGCCAGGATATCGCCAAGCGCCGCCATGTGCCGCTCAATGAGCATTTTCTGCTCCTCCCCCAAGATCAAAGATCTCGGCAGCACCGGGGCTTCCCGGTGAACTCCCTTCGCGTCCGGCTGATGTTCCCTCTTTAAGACGGTTAGCCGCTCCGCGACCCATGGCGGCAAGTTGCATAGCTTCGCGACTCGTCGCGCGTCCGGCGCCGGGATCGCTTCGATAGTCGCCAACTGATTGCCCATTCATCTCGCTCGCAGGTTGATCTTCCCAGCGGTCCCCGTTCAAAAACGTGGCCGGATTCATCCATGACCGATCGGCTGGCTTGCCGCGGATGTACCGGCCCAGGCCAGCCATCACGACGTCGAACGAAATCCCACGTCGCCGGACCCGATCGAGCGACTTCATCGCCACGGGTTTGCCGACCTTGTGGGGCCACGCCGTCCAGAAAACCGCTTCAAAATCTTCGGGCCAGTCGCCGAAATCCCGCGCCCCGAAAGAATTTTTGGAAGAGGGTTTGGGGGTAAGGGGGTTATTAGGGGGGGTGGGGGAAAGAAGGGGGA